TGAATACGATGCTGAAAGACTTCCCGGCAGAGTACGGATACCTGCTTTCCAGTGCCGCCTTGTCAGCTTGCCCGAAAAATACGGTGATAGCGGATATGGTTATTGAGAATATCTTGCACCGGAAAAGTTACAGAAAAATTAGCAAAGAAAGATATATCCCGATGAACCCAAAGGACTTTTATGGATACAGGCGCAAGACCGTCGCTGTACTGTATGAGAGGATGCGGTTGTTGGGAGTGTGGGAGGATAAATAAATGAAAGAATATAAATGTCCAAAGTGCAATAGTAAAAACCTTTTTGTCAAGAAAGTTGGGAATAATACGGGATTGTATTGCGGGGATTGCGGTGCATGGATTAAATGGGTCGGAAAAAATGAGCTGAGAGTATTTGAATATTTAAACAGACAGAAATACGTAGACGATGCTAATAGTAAACAAGACGATATTGCAAACATCATTTATAGCACTCTCGATCATATGTATTGCGATAATTGCAGATTCAATAGCGAAATTAAAGAAAGTGATAGTGATGAATGGAACTGTGATGAATGCCACAGAAAATATAATGGATGGGGAATTTCCATGCAGGAAAGTAATAAAATTGCAAAAGAAATTTTAAAACAGTTAGGAGAATAGAATATGAGCAGACTGATTGATGCAGACGAGTTAATTGTATACATTAAAGCTTTTGAAATTGGCACAAGTATTAGTTCTGATCAGAAAGAGTTTATTGATTGCGTCAATGAACAGCTGACAGTTTTTGATGTAGATGAAGTTATTCAACAGTTGGAAATGTTAATCGAAGATAAAGTTTCAGAATCGGGTGACGATTGGTATACAGCTCAATGTCTGAATGAAGCAGTTGAAATCGTGAAAGGCGGTGGAGTTGAATGAGTAAATCAGTATTAGTGATTGATACACCAGAGAAATGTGTTTCGTGCATATATGTTGGTATATTCCATTATTTCTGTAGGATAAATTGCAGAGATATTAAGGACATAAGTACTAAGCCTGATTGGTGCCCATTGAAGCCATTACCGGAGAAGAACACTACCGAGAACGATATGACGGATTATCAGTGTGGGATGGTCGATGGTCGAAATCAGTGTATTGATGCGATCACAGGAGGAAATTATGATGATTGATTTAAGAAATACATGCGTTCTAGTTAGAACACCAGGAGAGAACGAGAAATTACTTAAAGAAGCTGAAAAGCAGGGAATTACGTGGAAAGGAAGAGACTATTGTAGACCATTAAAAGAACAAACATTTCCAAATATTTTAAAAATTTTCAAAGATGAAAGTATTGTTCATAATTCATATATTGACGCAAATTTTGCTTTCTACGAAGCGTCAGAACTTTTCGGAGAAAAAGGAATGACAGCGAGAAAGTTTGCTGATAGAATTGCTGATTTAGGCAACTGCAATGGACGTAACTGTTCGGAATGCGTATTGAACAAAAAGAACAATAAGTGTAAGTGTAATTTGTGCGATATATCTGAATGGAAAGACAATATTGATGAACTTCTCGAAATTGCGGCATCGGGCAAAGCTACAGTCTTATCGCCAAAAGAGAAAGCAATTGATACTCTTGAAAATTTTATCGAGAATCCAGACCGTGCAGCGTTAAATGATGAATTTGTAGAGGCGTTGAATCTGGCGGTGGAGAAGATGAAAGAGGTGAAGTAGATGGAGAGATTAACAGAAAGATATGATATTACACCAGACGGAGAATCAGATGTCTGGGTTAAACAGCACGATTACATTTCAGCGGCGCGAAAGCTTTGCGATTATGAAGATTTAGAAGAAAAGGGATTGCTTGTGAGATTGCCAGTTGCGACAGGAACTAATGTGTATGTAGTAGGATCATTTCTTGATTGTATTTATGATTATGAACATTGTGAAGCTACTCAAAAATGGAAATGTGAAGAATATGTTCAATGCGAGTATGAAAAGAAGAAATATTATGTAAAAGAAATTAAGTTTACTTCAATTATGAAGAATTCTATAGGAAAATCTATTTTCCTCACCCGTGAAGAAGCTGAGAAGAAGTTGGAGGAGATGAAGAATGGCTTATAAGTATTTAGATAATGCTATCAAATCCATTGAATATCAGCTGAGCAGTGCATACAGTCATGGATACTCTGACGGGAAAGAGGATGCACGAATAGAATATTCAAAGCACGGGAAAATTGTAAAAATGGAAGTGCTGAGCGAAGATGATTATAGTTCTATGCCAGACTACTATAAATCATGGCCCGTAAAAGCATGGTGCAGCTGTGGAAAGCCACTTAATCGACTGGATTATACATTTTGTCCATATTGTGGAGGATTGATTGTGAGGAGAGGTAAGGAAGAATGAACCTTAAAGAATTCCAGAAAAAATACCATATTCGCAGGATTGACTTTGAAAAAGTTGAACCATCAGGTTTTGAAGAAGAATATGCAAGTGACAAACTGATCTGCCCATATTGCAAAAGCAGCATAGATTATGACTGCGAAGATGCAAACGATATTCTGTCCGGCACACCGTTTTTGTGTCCCGAATGTGAGAAATGGTTTTATGCTTCCGGCGAAGTGTCGATAGATACAACTTGCACGCCCATTGAGGATAAAGTAATTGAACGCCGAAATCATATTGAAAGCGACTATCAATACATGGACGATTGCAACGAAAAAGGCTGCGAATGGGACAATCCGTGGGGCGTAGTGGAATACGAAACCTACAAAGAATATGCAGAACCGTTGTTTGAAAACTTGGAGGATCAACATGAAGTCAGAAGAAGCAGAAAGGATGGAAAAGAATGAATAAGAAAGAAATCGCAGAAATTAAGAAACAGTTTACTCCAGCCAATTGCACAATCACACGCATTTGTGGTTGTTATGTGGACGCAGAAAAGAACAAGAAAACCAAAATTAAAGAAGCATTCATGTCTCTTCCAGAGGAAGAAATGTTTAAGTATTTTGATATTTTCAAGAAAACCATGTCTGGCAGACTTGGAAAAAACCTTATGAACCTTGATTTCCCATTATCACAGGAAAAAGAGGGTGGAACACAGGAATTTCTTATGCGGATCAGAGCAAGTAAGCTTAAAAATGATGAGCTTTTGGATGAGTTCTACGACAAAGTGATTGAAAATTACGATTATCACGAAAATTACTACATAGTTCTCATTCATGCAGTATATGACATTCCAGGAAAAGCTTCTGATGGAACCGAAATGCACGATGCATCAGAAGAAATTTATGAACACATTCTGTGCAGCATTTGTCCAGTAAATCTTTCAAAGGCTGGGCTTAGCTATGATGTGGCTGAAAATAACATCAAAGACAGAATTCGTGATTGGGTAGTCTCAAGACCAGAAACAGGATTCTTATTCCCTATATTCAATGACAGAAGCACTGATATTCATGGAACCTTGTATTTCAACAAAAACATAAAGAATATTCATCCCGACTTCATTGAAAACGTTCTTGGCGCACCAATTCCCCGTATACCCGGCAACGAGATCAATGTCTTTTCAGATTTTATCATGGACAATTTCGAAGGAAATACAACATTCAATTTCGCGGAAAGTCTGGTTGAATCTTTGCAGGAAGTAAGAGAACAGAAGAAAGACAGCCCGGAGATGGTAACCGTGTCATGTGATGAAATGGAACAGATTTTTGGATATTGCGGAGTCCCAGACGAGAAGTTGTCGGATTTCAAAGAAAACTGGGAAATGTATTTCAGCAATGAGCCTGTTGCTCTTGACAATATTCATAATTCAAAAACTGCAAAAATTGTAACACCAGATGCAACAATCTGCATCCAGCCAGATAAAATTGCTCTGATTGAACTGAAAGAAATAAACGGCGTTCCATCTCTTGTAATTCCGGTAAATGGAGAACTGAAAATCAATGGAATTGAAGTTGGATTAAAATAAATACTTTTGAAAAACCAGGAATTGGAGAAAGGAATTTTAGAATTGACACAGAAACGAATGTTTACAATGAAAATTGTTGACAGTGACGCATTTTTAAGTATGTCAGCCGGTGCGCAATGTGCATATTTTCATTTGTGTATGCGATCAGACAATGACGGATATTTAAGAAATTGGAAACGGATTTTTCAAATTATAAATATAACTGAAAAGGATATATTTGAGTTGATTGAAAATGGGTATTTGAAAAAAACGACAAATGGTATATATAAATTGCCTCTGTTTAAAGAAACCACAGGATATGGAGAACGAGAAAGAGAAAGACATACGAAAGAATATAGAGAATGGCGAAAAAAAGTCTTAGAACGTGATAAATATATTTGCCAGATGTGCGGAAGGCCAAAATCAAACATAGCTCACCATAAAATAAGATTCAGAGACTGCTATGATAATGAAAATATTGCTCATGATGTAAGCAACGGAATTTGTTTATGCAAGAGGTGTCATAAGATGGTACATGGAGGCGGAAATTATATTAATGGCTAAAGTAAGCTGGATCAAAATTGAAACAGAGATGTTTAATAATGTTAAAATCGGTCATATCAGAAAACTTCCAGAAGGAAACAACATAGTTCTTATTTGGGTTATGCTTCTGACAATGGCCGGAAGATGCAATGCTAATGGGCTTATCTTTCTGACAGAAAACATTCCATATAATGAAAAGCTGCTGGCAGATGAACTTGGCTTTGATGAAAGTGTAATACAACTTGCATTGACTGCTTTGGAAAATTTTGGAATGATTACCAGAGATGGAAATATGCTTGCAATTCCAGGATGGGAAGAACATCAGAATATCGAAGGCATGGACAAGATCAGAGAACAGAATAGAATTAGGAAACAGAAACAGAGAGAACGGCAGAAACTTGCAATTGAACAAGATATGTCACGTGACAGTTCACGTGACGTCACGCAACAGAATAAGATAAAGAATAAGAAAGAAGAATTAGATAAAGAAAAAGATAATAATTTAATAGTATCTAAAGATACTATTCGTCAGACAGATGTCCGACGCGTTATTGAGGAATGGAACAAATTACAGGATGTTGGCATTGCTCCTATCAGGGATATCAAACCAGCATCAAAGAGATGCCAGATGCTCAAAGGACGAATAAGAGAGTATGGCATGGACGATCTCTTAAAGGCTATGGACAACATTCGCCACAGCGATTTCCTGAGAGGCGAAAACAAAAATGGATGGATGATTACTTTTGACTGGTTTGTAAAACCAAATAATTTCTTAAAGGTTTTGGAGGGTAACTACAATGGGGACAGGAAACATGGATCTGGTGCAAAAACTCAAAGAAAAGTCGAACCGCTTATCCCGTTTGGAACACTCGGTGATGACGGAGGTTCAGACACATTGCCCTTTATGCGATGATTCCGGATGGGTATGGAGCCGTGATCAATATGGAGTTCCGTACTGCCAGGAGTGTTCCTGCGGTATCCGTAAAAAAACGATTCATAGAAATCAACTTAAATTTGCAGAGATTCCAGATATCTACAAGGACGCAATGTTTAATAACTTCCGGTCGGCAGTATACCAGCTGCCGGAGAGCCAGGAAACAATAAGACAGGCTGCGAAAGCTGTTCACTACTGGATGGAAAATATCAGCGATATGCAAAAACAGGGAATTGGGCTATATTTTTATTCTAGTACGAAAGGCTCTGGAAAAACCCGAATGGTATGCAGCCTGGCGAATGAACTGATTGAAAAACATCAGAAACAGGTAAAATTTTCAACGTCTATGAAAATCCTTGACGAGATCAAGTCCACATGGGGAAAAAGATACAGTCCGGATAAAACGGAAGAACAGTTGATTGATGAACTTGCCAGAGCAGATATTCTAATCATTGATGATTTCGGCACAGAAACCGAAAAGGACTGGGTAAATGAAAAATATTATGAAATTATCGACGGACGCTATACAAGCCGAAAAATCACGATTTTTACAAGTAATTACTGTATTTCTCGACTAAATTATGATGAACGTATCACCAACCGGATTCTGGAGCGGTCACTTGAGATTCCGTTTCCGGAAGAATCTGTCCGGGAACATATAGCAGAAACGATGAAACAACAAATGATAGCAGGGATTATGGGAGGCGGAAAATGAACAGCGTGGTGTTAAAAAGAAAATTCACAGGGAAACCGGTAACTATGCCTTATTCAGCTGCAAAGATTGAAAGAATGCAGCGGATGTTTGACGAGTCCAGAGAAAAAGTTTTGGCAGCCAGAAATGAAGAGATTGAAAAAGCGTACCAGAAAGGCAAGGAAGACGGGATCAGTAGAACTGTGAGTGCCTTGAACAAAGTTGTAGAAAACGCAAGGGAAGAAGAAAGAGAGAAAAGCTACAACGCCGGTTTCGAACAAGGATTTACGGACGGACAGGACTGGGCAAATGTTGAGAACAGTGTAACATTGCTTTTGGCACTGCATAGAGCATACGACTTTGAACCGGAACAGCTGATGAACGTAGTGGAAAAGAGTAACAAATATGTGCATCAGGCAAATGAAGGAAAACCGACTATCGGTACTCTTGCACGGCAGTTGTACAATGAATGCCAGATAAAGTTGTGCGAACACGAAGTGGAAATTTTGAGAAAGCACAGTTTGTTTGAAGAGGGTGACCCATATGATTAAGATAAGCGCAATGTACAAAGATTCCGGCGGAACAAATCCGTATCACAGATGCGATGAATGTTTACGGTACCGGCCTGGAAAGCATCCGAGGTGTCTGAATTACAACGGAGATGTGGACTGGAAACCAAACTACATTGCCTGCAAATTTTTCACAGATGAAAAGGAAGATGAAATCAAAGGACAGATAGATATATTTGATTTGTTGCAAAACAAAGTAATTGATTGACTAAAAAACGCTAGAATCCATTTTATATAAGTTCACATAGAAATATATGCCTAAAATGTTTTAAAAGGATTTTGGACCTTTTCGCCAAAGAAAGGAGTGCGACATGAACAAAGCGTTATTACTGGCGTTGAACGAACACATATACCTTCAGGGACTGATCAGCAGAGAAATGAAAGAAAAAATTGATATGGAGATTCTTTCTGAAAATTAAATCAAAACTATTGAGCGGAGATGAGATTGACGTTATAATAACCTTATCTCTGCTCTTCCAACTAGAAGGGAGAACGGGGCATGAACGTTTATCGCACTAGAGAAATACTGAAAACTTGCAGTATTTTCGATCTGAAATTAAAAGTGGCGTTTTACGCAAGAGTAAGCACAGAATCAGAAGACCAACAGGTTTCTATACATCACCAGGATGAATATTACAGAAACTTCATTGCACAAAATAAAAACTGGGTATTTGTTGGCGCGTACATTGACAATGGAATATCGGGAATACGAACTGAGAAAAGAGACGAATTTCAACGCATGATGGCAGATGCCAAAACTGGGAAGATTGATATGATTGTAACGAAAGAAATTACCAGATTTGCGAGGAATACGTTAGACAGTATAAGATACACAAGGGAATTACTAATGTATGGTGTATGCGTATGGTTTCAAAATGACAACATTAATACGATTGACGAAGATAGTGAATTAAGACTTACCATAATGTCCGGAATTGCCCAAGATGAATCAAGAAAACTCTCCAATCGAATAAAATTCGGACATGCACAGTCAATAAAAAATGGCGTAGTTCTCGGCGCTCGAATATACGGATACATCAAAAAAGACGGAAAACTTACAATTGATCCCAAAACAGCTCCAATGATAAAAGAGATATTTGAAAAATATTCTACAGGAGAATGGTCTACATCCACTATTGAGAAATACCTGTACAAAAAAGGATATCGAAATTATAAAGGCGGAAAACTCAGCCGAGATAATATCAAGAAGATAATCAAGAATCCGAAATACAAGGGTTATTATTGCGGTGGTAAAGTAAAAGTTGTCGATATGTTCACTAAAAAGCAAGAGTTTTTGCCAGAGGACGAATGGACAATGTACAAAGACGACGGGAACCATGTTCCGCAGATTGTAGATGAATCTGTATGGAATAAGGCAAATGTCATTATGCAAACACGGAGCGATGCAATCAAATCCCACAGAACGTCTTTCAAACAAAACAATTTGTTTACCGGGTATATCTTTTGCGGTAATGATGGAGCACCGTACTGGATGAAGCAGCACACTATAAGAGGGCGTGAAGATGCAAGATGGGTATGCAGCTATCGTATAAAAAACGGAGCGCAAAGCTGCAACTCTTTCGGTATACGTGAGAAAGAATTAAGAATAATGCTTGCAGACCTTATCAACGAATCGGGAGATATTCAAACAGCTATTGAAAAATATATAAGTTTGGTCGAAAAGAACATGGACTTCAGCAACGATGGAGTTGAGATAAGCCGACTTAAAAACATGATTCTCCAGATAGAGAAAAAGAAAGACAGACTTCTCGACCTGAATCTGGACGGGATTATAACAAATTCTGAATATCTTGAAAAAAATGAAAAATTCAAGAATGAAATCCAAGACATAAGCAATAAACTTTCCGAACTGGAATCGAAAGAAGAAGCCAATAAAGATTCCCATTTGAAATTAAAAGAAATCGGAAAGATATTAAATGATTTGCAAGGAGTTGGCCCAGAAGATATTACCAAAACGGTTCTGGGAGAATTTCTGGACAAAATAGTAATAAATCCAAAGCATCCGCAGGAGTGCGAAATTTTGTTCTTTTTAAAGACTGGAGATGTAAAAAAAAAGTCAATAATCGAGCGGGATAAACAGAGTTGTTCTGAATACTTTTTTTTAAATAAGTTCTCAGAACGACACGCCGTATTTTACAGGAAAATCAACTATGTGGATGGATGCGAAAAGGAATTTAACTACACTTACGCATTTGCAATCTAAATAATATACAAAAGATGAACGGAAGAGCAGAGATGTAATTTTTTGACATTTAAGTGAATATCTGATAGTATGAAAACATACTAATGACGACATCGGTTCCAATTCCCGGAACAGGATGTCTTTTTGTGTTTTTAGGGAGTGATAATCATGAATCATACCGCATATGATGTAATGAGAGAGTACATGATCGAGGGAGCAGAGCTGGACGGACCATACCAGTTCCCCATGATGCCACGGTATACCGGCAGACCTGGAGCGGATACTGTCGACTTCAAAGACAGCTTTGACCGGCGGATAAAGAACCACAGGGACTTGACCGTCAATTTCTACATTCATGATAACGAATTTGAGAAAATCTGGAATTGCCCGGATAAATATATCGAGCATCTGAAATGCTTCAACAGCGTGATTGCACCGGATTTCAGCATGGCGGTCGGAGAAGGTGGTATGCCGTTCGCAATGAACATCTGGCAGAAGTACCGCAACCATGCGATAGCGCATTACCTACACATGAACGGAATTCGTGTGATTCCAAACGTGAACATACCGCCGGAATACTGCTACGATTGGATTTTTGACGGAATCCCAAAGAGAAGCGCAGTTGCCTGCTGCACCAATGGACGGGTGAAGTCGAAAGCGTCACGGATGGAATTTTGCAAGGGATTTCAAGAGATGGTCCGGAGATTGGAGCCACTGAGGGTGATTGTTGTCGGACGGATGCCACAGGAACTACAAACAAACATAGAAATCATTAACTTCAAGAGCAGAAACCAGAAGATCAAGGATAGGGAGGGAAAGTATGGGATTCTCAACTGAACGATCAGCACACAATAAAGTACGTAGGAAGAAAGATAAGACGGAACAGAAGGTGAAAGTTCGGAAACAACGGACCACATACAAGACGAAGAATACGGCTAGGAGAAAATCCGATGGATTAAATAAATTAAATTGATTCGTGATTTTTCACATCTCCTCGGAAGATGCTATGGATTAATATATGCAAGATAAACAAAATGGAAATCCAGAAATAAAGATTATTTTCCAGCAGTTCTTTTTTTGAGCGTTTTTCGGCATTTTTCTGTGTCTGAATATTGCAAATATTCAAGGACTTCCAGAAATATCGTTCGTTTCACAACCAGCATGACCAATTCTGCAAAAGGCTGCGGATCACCTGCGGACCGGTGCCGGGGATTTCCCAGGCGTCAATAACTGACACTCTAATTTCGCCCACAACGCCCGCAGAACTGACAAGGCTATACTTCTTCGACCGGAATCTAATCGGCCGTTAAAAAGCCGAATAGAGCGGTTGTACAGTGGATCCAAAACAGAACATACTTTCGCCACTGTTTGGACACTGTGCCCCGGATCGGTGCCAGTTGCACAGAGACACGACAAAAAGAGCCGGAAACGGCTATATATAATCATAGTACCACCATACCGGCGCCCCGTCAACCGTGAGTATTGATTGACGAAAGCGCACAAAAACAGCTTGTAAATCTGGCAATGGTAGAATCATCAAGGGACGCTAAAAAGACGAAAAACGGCGAAAAAAGCAAATCAATAACCGTGTTTCCGGACAAGCAAAAATGTTAAGTTGTCAAGGCACACTGCTTGCAGATAGATTTCGCAAGCCTGATCCGCTCCCCAGGCCGTGAACTTGGCGCCGGGCTGGATACCGGAAGAGCAGCAGAAAAAGAGCAGCGTTTTCACTGCTCTAAAAAATTAACATCGGTTGACCGGGGCAAGTCGCGGAAGAACTCCGAAAAACCGGCGTCAGTGGTGCTATACTGCCTGTCAGAAGTCGGGATGATCTGCCCGGCCTTCAGCTCCATGCAAGACAGCTGTAAAAAACCGGCTTGTTTTGTTGACCGGTGCAGGGCGTACCGCATGACAGACAGTGCCCCAGACTGGCACCGCACTGGCGGAAGGTCGTACCAGATCAACGGCACAGAACCGGAAGCGACCGCAAGAAAAACCTTTGCCGCTTCCTGGCGTGCTGCATCCTCTATCTTTTCGACTTCTGAAAAATCGCCGCTTTTTATAGCGGCGACGGTTTGCTTTTGCGTGGCTTTTCTGATTTCAATTATTTTTTCGCTCATTAGCAGAACACCTCCCCGAACATATAAGAACCATTGCTTTTGAAACATTCGTTCCAGGCTGTAACAATTTCTTCAGCTTCCTTCCTGGATCCGCAAAGGTTCGCCGCTGTGATACCTTTTATCGCCAGTTTCGAAAGCAAGTTATCACTTTCAGAAACCTTGACGGCGTAAGCATAGTTTTTCCCGTTCTCCGTCACCTGTACGGCGATATAGCTATTTTTCTTCTTCATGTCTTTTCTTTCTTCCCTGTACCCATGGGAGCCGGGTGTTAAAATAAAAGGGCGCTGCCGGGAATCGAACCCGGCCGGAACCATTACGTCTGAGAGATAAGTAAGTTACTAACAAGAGCAGAAATAAAAAACTGTTTAATATAAGATTCTTCCGCATCGTAATTTGTTGAAATTATAATCATACAGTTTCCACAAACGTTAGAGAAACTAACATGAAATTTCATAAAAGTTTTTCCTTCCATTACATCTGTAATTTTTCTGCACTCACTAACTGTGCGGAATCCTAATTCACTTAAAATATATTCTTTCATTTTATTTTCCTCCTAATTTTTATTTTAAAAAGCCGTCGGGGAAATGCTCCCCGGTACGCTCACCGGTCTGATTATTGACGGGCTTCAGAAATCAAAATATTGATAATTTCACTCGTTTTGTTTTCCTTGTAGAATTTCCAAGGTTTTTTATACATCTTAACAACTGCCCATTCTTCGCCCATGTCATAGAGCGCAGAGCGAATAGATACAAATTTCTTTGTTAATTCTTCCCAATTCATCATAATATTTAGACCTCCTTTAAAATTTCAATGATCTTTTTACAAGCTACAATATATTTCTCGGTCAGCACTTCGTTTAAAAAATGATGGCCAGCTGCGCGCCATTTCAAGTGCTTAACGACTTCGGCACGGTCGTTTCTGAGATCGTCCAGGAACTCATCAAATGAGAACCAATCTTCATTTTTAATCAGTTCTGGGGCATATATTGCCAGTGCGTAAACGCTCGAAAAATCGTTTTTCTCGTACCAGATGCAGCCGTCCCACAATTTTTCAATAGTTCCGCCACATTCTGCACACAGCTTTTTACAGCCGTAGCACATCGGGTTATATTTCAGGCTTTCAAGCGCCTGTTTGCTGTCTTTCCTTCTCTGTTCCTGTTCTGGTGTTAATATCATGCCATAAGTCATAACTTTTTCTCCTTTTCTTCTTCTTTTTGAAATCCGGCGGTTGCGTTGGGGCTACGGCTTGACCGCCGCCGGAGAGATTTAATTTACAAATTCGTCAAGTTCTTCGTATGTCATTGACTCGACTTTTTTTCTTGCGCTGATCGGTGACCACTCACACTCTCCGACCAGATATGCAAATACAATTGTTTCTAAGATTGTTCTTTCTTCTTTTTTCATTTTGTTTTCCTTTCTGCCCTGCCATCATCAGCACCGGTGGGGCGTTCCCGGTGGACGGTCATTTCTGACCGTTTCGGCTATCATCCTTTATAAGCTGTTCCGTTTACTAGGCTAGCAAAGTGTTTTGCCTGTTTTTCATCATCCTCGAAACAACAAGATCTCTTCACACCATTGTCATAATAATTTACGTACCATTTCATATCCTTTTTCCTCTCTTTCTCCCGGATCAGCGTCCGGGGGTGAATGTTTTTTTGTTTTCCTTTGATGGTTATATAATACACGATAATAGACTAAAAGTAAATACACAAGATACACGAAAATAGACCATATAACACAGCTTATTTTTGTGCAAATAGTACATAAAAATAGACATTGACTTAATGCCAAAAATCTATTATCATATATTTATAAATAAGGAGGTGAAAAACAATGGCCGATTATGGAAAGAATGGTTATATTGATTTTTCAAAGCTATGGAACGTATTAAAAAAGAAAGAACTTAATAAACAGTGGTTAAAAAACAACGGATTACATTCTAATACAGTAGCAAAGCTGACTAAAAACGAAAATGTAACTTGTGAAGTCATCTGCACATTATGCAAATTATTGAACTGTCAACCGTCTGATATCATGGAGTATAAAAAATAAATAAAATACATGGAAATAGACTATTGACAAATACACGAAAATAGACTATACTGTAACCATAGAAAGGAAGTGGTTATAATATGGCAAACTTGGAAAAATTTTATTTTGAAAAATACGGAAAACATTATTGTTATGATTTATGATGTGAAAATAGCAAATAACTGTAAGTGAATAAAAACCAAGCAAACAGCCCTCAGCGGGGCGGATCAGGAGGGGTGAAATGAAAAATACAGAGGCTGGAAAAGCTACAAGAAGGGTACAACTTAAAAACATGCCGTTCGATCGTTTCGAGGACGGCGTTGGATTCATCCACGCAACCGGATATGATTGCCTTGTAGACGGTCAGTGGATGACCGAATACGAAGATAACATCTTTGAGGACGCTGCCGGATGTTCCTACGAGGTTGAGCCGGAAGAGGAGCCGGAGTGGACGGAAGAAGACGAGGCACAATGGGCTGAAACTTTCAAGCCGTATCCAGGATTTGAAGAATAGAACAAGGAGGGGAAAGAAATGAGAATCAACGGAATCGGAGTTGTTAGCAAGAAAGAAGCAATGTCCATCTTGACAAAAGAAGGACGGGAAGAAGTTAAAAACGGTGGAATCACCGTAGAAGAGCTTGGAGAAATGTACAAGCTCGAGCAGGTCAAAAAAGCCTGCAAGATTGGAAAGTGTCGTGATACTTTTGCGGCCAACTACAGCCGTATCCCGGACAGCTTAAAAGAAAAGCTTACGCCGCAGGAACTGGCGGAGCTGGTAGAAACTTTTTATAAATGTTACGGGGACGGGAAAAATGCGAAAGAATAAAGAGCCGGAAACCAGCTCTTTACACTTAAAATTATTGTTTCAACCCTCGGCGACCGGGATTGTTGGCCGCTCCGCTTACGGAACATCCTCCGCAAGTGACAATAATATTATACCACAAAGAAAGGAAAAAGACATGAAAAAAACAATCAATCTTTTAAACGAAGTTGTAAAAATGGGCTTCAGTAGGGAAAAGGCTCTCAGAGATATCGACGCAAGTCTTGACGAAGAGCTTAGAACCGAAAACCGAAAGCCACTGATGGAAGAGGAAATTCCCGATCAGCTTTACGAAGATATCCTTTTCGGCTTCAGATGCGAGGCCGAAGAGCCATGAATACAGTGCTAATAGAGGGATACATGGAAAAGGGCGTTTTCGCAACGCCTTTTTCGCACGCCGGGAAAAGGGTATATACGTACCCACTGCCGCCTTTTTCTACAGTTGCCGGGATGGTCCATTTTTTGTGCCGGTGGAGTAGCTGGCACGACATGAACATATCAATAGCCGGAAGCGGAACGATGAACGAACAGGAGTTTACAAAACGCTGGAAGGGTGGAGCTTATGCCGGATCAGAAACGGAAGAATTTAAAAAGCGTTTTCCCGTCCGAGTGAAAAACGGCCCGGGGTTCACAGGCTGGGTTAATACGCCGGTTTTAGTTGATTTTGTCGCAGATTTGAATTTGCGTTTACACGTTCAGCCAAAAAACGAAAAGGAAGTTGACATAATTTATAAAATGCTGAAGTATCCGAGACGGTTTCCAAACCTGGGCCGACATGAGGATTTGTTGATAATTGATAAGATCGAAGTTGTTGACATTTTGCCGCCGAAAAAAGTGGTGTTGGATTTGCCAGCTTATGCACCGGTACTTCCGGAAATCTCCGGCACTGTTTACACACTTCACAAAAAATATACGGTGGACAGAGAACGGCGAATTTTCGAAGATGTAAAAACGGCGTATCTTGATGCAGGGCAAGAAGTCACGACCGAAATTGACAGCTGCGGAAACCCGGTGTTTTTAATGTGATTATTGACAGCTGACAATGATTATATTATTATAACTATAACGTCATTTTTATGACGAATGTAAAATTGGATCATTAGTTATTAAGTTAGCAAAACATTAATAGTCACATTGTGGAACAGGCGTTTTTGCCTGAATGTAAAGTTAGAATGTTAATGATTAATAATAGCCCCATTGTGGAAAGAAAAAAAAGCCCTTGGATAATCTCCAGGGGCTTAAACTCTTTTTTGTGGCGGCTAACGAGGGGAGAACAGACCCGCCGCCGAAGTCTGTTAAATTATTCATAGCACACAAATGTTTGTTTTGTCAAGAAAAATATTTTTTGCTTTTGGCTTGACAGGTTTTTGTAAAATGTGCTATCGTGTCATTAACGAGGAACTCAGGAGGGGCGAGCCAATCGAAAATCAATAAAAAATCATTCAGCCAGGTAACCGGATCAGACGCCGGAAGCCTGGCTTTTTCTGTGCCAAAACGCCCTATAATTATATTATATATACAATCCTCTATTAATTAATTCTATACAGTACCGTATTATAACATCTTTTAAGCCCCTCCTAGATTCTGAGTTTATTAATATATACTTAGATACACTATATTATAATATATATAGCTCTATAACGTTGTATATTGAGTTGTAATGGATTATTTTATCAATAGGTCTTTTATTATGCATTGAGCAATAAAAATAAATTTATGCTTGCATTAATGACTTACATGTGCTATTGTAAATGGCAGATAAACAAATACATTTACGATTTTTAAACAAAGGACGATAAAAACTGAAAAGCATTTACGGAACTTCCGGCGCTGATCGTAGCTGCTGGGCGTGTTCTTCGATTGCTAACCGGTTTGGTATCGTCCTTTTTATTTTACTAAATTAACAGATTAACGTTGTAAAGTGAGGTGATACAGTGAAAGATAATACTATCAAGACAGAGAAGGAAACAGAAGTATACTTGAGTAATATTAATATATATGCTGATGAATATATTAACACAGTGTTATGTGTATCACCTGATAGTGAGAATTACAGAAAAGAAGTAGCTGATAGTTTTGTTGATATGATATTTTATATTGCTGATCACATACAGAAACCCAGTAACGATGATATAGAATTATTAGATCATATGTTTAGTGTGTTTGTAAGGCTGTGCAGTAAGTATCATGTTTTACCGACTCTGGAAGTATTTAGTTTTCTGGTAGGGATTAACCGCTCAACGTTTAGCGATTGGATGCGCGGGGACTATAGAACCGCCACAGCACATAGCAACACGGTGAAAAAATGGTTCGATATTTGCAAAAACTGCACGCTTAATAGACTGCATAACCAACCCGGAACAAATGCAAACCTGATCTTCGTTGCGAAAGCTGCATACGGCATGGCAGAGACAGCACCGGTCCAGGCGGATCATGTGCAAGGTATCCCGCAGCAGTCAGCGCAGCAGATCGCGGACCGGTACAAGGACGCGCTGGAGCTTCCAGAGATGGAACGGCCGAAGCTGTGAACACAAAAGCAGTAAAAACACAATATATTGTATCAAGCAAGGCAAAAACACAATATATTGTTTACCGTAATGTATAAATAGGGTGTACTTAAAATGTACAATGAACAGCACGAGAAAATTTGTGCAATATGACGAACGAAAAGCGGCATCAACTTCCTCTGACTACTGCCGAAGGCCGAACAACAACAGTGTGATCCGGTGCAGCGGGTCCCATGGGGCGGCGGGCTGACCGGATAGCGTACGGATGAGACGGGGACCCCCTTGGAGGGAAAGCCACCAGGAGCCGGGTGAGCCCCCAAAGCAAATAAAATAACAAAAAGGCCCTTTTCACATGGCAGAGATAGTGATTGCAACACGACAAGCCGTAAGCCTTAACGGTTTCTCTGCCAACACAAAATAAGGCAATACCAAGAAAGGCAGGTATGAAGAATGAATGAAATGATGATTTTTAGCAATCCAGAATTTGGAAACGTAAGAACAGTGACGATAGACGGAAATCCTTGGTTCGTTGGAAACGATGTAGCAAAAGCATTAGGATACGTAAAAGAACGAAACGCCATTGCTAATCATGTCGATAAAGAGGACGCCCTGAAATGCAGCCTCCCTTCAAACAGCGGAGTACAGGAAACAATCGTGATAAATGAGAGCGGTTTGTTTTCACTTATACTATCAAGCAAACTCGATTCTGCAAAAAGATTTAAACATTGGGTAACAGCAGAAGTCCTTCCTTCTATCCGTAAAACCGGAAAGTATGAAGTTGGTCAGAAACAAGATTCTTACCAGATAGCTGATCCGATAGAGCGAGCTAAAAGATGGATTGAAGAACAGCAGGAAAAGCAGTTACTTGAACAGAAAGTGCAGGAGCAGAAGCCCAAAGCGGAGTACTTCGATTCTCTTGTAGACAATAGACTGCTCACAACATTTCGGGACGCTGCGAAAGAATTTCACATGCCACCCAAGACGCTTACGAAATGGCTGTCAGATAACGGGTATATTTATCGAGACCGGCACAATATCATAAAACCATACGAACAGCATCGAAAGTCAGGGCTTTTCCAGATGAAAGATTTTTCAACGCCTTATGGGTATTCAAATGTTCAAACATATATCACTATAAAAGGCAAGGAAACATTTCGACTGTTACTACAGGGACAAGGACTGGTTAGGGCATAAAAAAAGAGAACCATTACGGTTCCCTTTTGAGATCGGCACTATTAAATTTCACAATAACATCTGGAATTGCTTCAACGGCAATCTGGCATCCAAGAAAATCCAGAATTGCTATAAGCTCATTTGCAGAAAGCGTTTCTCTGGAAAACTTGTTTGCAAGTGCTTGTGGTGAAGTACCTAGATGCTCAGCCACTTGAATGTTTGTTATTTTCTTCAGCTTCATGATTTGCTTAACTTTTTGAGATACCATAGTAACACCTCCTAACTACATAATAAACGCAAATGTTATAAAAATCAAATAAAATTCACTCAAACGTGTATTTTACTATTGATATAACACACCCTATGGTGTATAATTAAGCCATAAAGAAACGGGGGCGTGTATATATGAAGATAGGATATGCAAGAGTATCGACAGTAGAGCAGAACGAAGCGAGACAGATGGAGGCATTGAGAGAAGAAGGCGTCGATAAAATTTATATGGATAAGAAGTCCGGCAAGGATTTCAACCGTCCTGAGTACCAGAAGATGATTGCTTCCCTTCAAAAAGGCGACGTACTGGTGATCCATTCCATTGATCGACTTGGAAGGAATTACGAAGAAATTATAGCTGAGTGGAGAAAAATTACAAAAGAGATTGAAGCAGATATCGTTGTTCAGGACATGCCATTACTTAACACCACGCAAAACAAAGATTTGACCGGGACTCTGATTGCTGATATTGTATTGCAGCTTCTTTCATACGTAGCTCAGAGAGAGCGTGAAAATATTCGTCAGAGACAGAAAGAAGGAATTGCGATTGCAAAAGCTCAAGGGAAATATAAAGGACGAGCAAAAAAAGAGGTAGATAAAGAACTCTTCGAGAAAACAAAGCAAAGATGGCAGGCTGGGGAAATTACCAAAGTTCAGTTTGCCGAAATCATGGGAGTGTCAAGAGGAACACTATATAAAATGTTGGGAGGGGAACAGTAATGATAGACTTTACAAATAAGTGTGTTATCACAGAAAGCGATGTTGAATCAGCGAAGCTTCTTAAGATGGCAATTTCTCAAGGCTTTGCACTTCCGAAAGGCGAAAAAGTAATGGAATCATGCAGATTTTTCCGTTTTATCGGAAGTCCGTATAAAAGCGTGATTGCGCTGTCAGCAGTAACACAGGAAATGTATGATCGAGCTATATTATATTCTCATTTATTCGGGAATGAGTTGGAAGAATTGATGAAAATTTCTGATTTGGCTGCTAGGTGGTGCCGTACATATGGATACAATCATCTCGGTGTATACGCTAATGAAGAAACTGATATATACACTGGGCGCGGGATTGCTAAAAACAAAGATGGTGCGGTTCAAGATGTGAAAATCAAATTAAATAAGCCACGTAAAATAACGGTAGCTGAGCTTGAAGAAAAGCTAGGTTATCCAGTGGAAATAGTAAGTTGAGGATACATCCTATGAAAAAGAATAATCCACAAGGCGAATCCATTCGTATCCGGTTGCCGTACCAACTGGAGCAAAGACTTATAGCCGAAAAGAACCGAACCGGCAAAAGTGTGTCACAGATTACCCGTGAAGCCTTGACACAGTATTTTTGGAAAAGGTAGGTAAAAGACGATGCTTGAAAAATTTTTAAAAAAACAAAAAAGGTCTTCTGAAGGACCGGGAGAAAAGCCTTTGGACCATTATAGAACATATGTATATCACCATATAAGAACTGTTCTGGAAGATGGAAAGTTATATGATACATCCGCTTCAAAAAAAGCATTTGTTGATTATACATCTTTACAGGAAGTCACGTTTAACGTATCAAAGCGCAGAGCCTATTTTTTGTCACCGCATGGGAGATGGTTTTCTGCCGATGAAGAGACCGAGATAAAAGATGAAGCAATAGAAGATGTTGGCGAATTTCGTATGCAGATCGTAAAAATAATTATTACATATAACGATCTTCGGACAGAGCGGGAAGATAATGTTAGGGCCATAATGGGAAAAAATGGATATGAATTGTATAGAGAATATTTCGGGGAGGTAGAAGAAGCATGAATGAAACAAAAGAAATCTATGAGCTGTTACCGTCAGAGCCAGTTGACGTAGCAGCTATGTTGATAAAAGCAACGATTGTTACGGACGCACCGGTATTCGCACCACTATCCCCGATGCTTGAAGGTAAATTGGTTGCAATTCCGAAATACGACCCGGTTCAGCTTCAGGAAATCGCAGAGCACCTTCTGGTGTACTGTAACGCACAGGAAAGGGGATACGAAAATGTCTGTTGTGAAGATTGTAAATCCGAATCCGTATGACTGGAGAGGGACACAGTACTTTATTGACGAACATAAAGTACCGAGGGTAAAATCAGTTGATTTTCATGTTGCGGTCGATGAAGTACCGACGTTTAACTTTGAAATGATGGGGAGCCCGGATATCGAAATGGAATGTCTGGCACAGATTAGTGTTAGCTCTAAATCAATTACTGATGCAATTTCAGTTTTAAGACACGAACTGCTTCAACATGGAGAAATATACCAAGGCTTCAAATCAAGCCTGAAATCGGCTCTGGAAATCTATTCTACATGTGGGCTTCCATTTGAGCCTGAAGAAGAGACAGCAGAAAAGATTCTTGATTTCATGATTGGAGGAGAACGATGAGGACGATATTTACGATAATTGCACTTGCAATCAATGTTCTGATGTTCGTTTCGGCAAGTTCCGAGATCGTGACAAATAACAATAAAGACAAATGGGAATCTGCCGCTTGTTCGATGATCCTTGTCGGAACCGGAATAAGCGTGATTTTATTTTTAACATCCCTGTGAGGTGAAATAAATGTTACTGGCATTTCCAATGGTTTTAATTCCGCTGATATTGGTAGAGCGGATTAAAATAATAAAAGCAAAGGTAAAGCCCTCGCCGTATGGACTTGGAGGAAGGTTCATCACGGACAGGACGAGGCATGAAATCCCTAGATAGCCTGTATCAGTACGGATTTATAATAATGAAACAGATATCCAAAACCAAATTTCCTCCAAATGAGTTACGACTGATACAGGCGTTCCAGGGAAAACATAAATATATCAATGGTGTTTTTGAAGTATATCACGTGCGGCAGGGTTGAGCGACTGCCGCAACATAGCGCATTGGCGAAGCGGTAACGCACCGGACTTTGACTCCGGCATGCGTGGGTTCGAATCCCACATGCGCCGCTCTGCATCGGGCTTCATCTTCCCTTTGATGCAGATTGGATTTTCTTTTTCCTTTTTTCATGAAATACCCTTTAACCACCTATCGCAACGGCGATGACTAAAGGAACAGTCAAATGTTCCGGGTGGTTTCAACCTTTGTTGCAGCTGGCGGTCAAGAACTGCAACAGTAGTAAAAAGACAGATATCGCAGCGACCCTGTATCTTTTTGCTACTCAGGAAGCTTAGCTCAGTTGGTTAGAGTAACCGGCTCATAACCGGTCGGTCCTGGGTTCGAGCCCCAGAGCTTCCATTTCTCCCAAAGCTGCCCATCCGTTTAATGGGCAGAAAAAACTGCCGAATGTGTGTATGTGGGTTGTTTTCCAGAAGGTACGTAACGGCGTAGCCGGATTGAAAAAGCAACTTCCCGTTCGGTACTGCCTCTGAGTTGAATATGTCGCCAATGAGTGCACGTTGACGACAGGGAGTTTTCAAGAGGCATTTCAGGAATAATCCTCCGAAACAACTCCGTGGGACTGGCACGGATGAAAACAGTCTAGTGGAAAGCATAACACGATAAACCTATTGCTAACCCGGTACAATCCGGGTTAAGGCAGGATGGAGAAGTGGAATCTCACAAGGCTCATATCCTTGAGAACGGCGGTTCGAATCCGTCTCCTGCAAATTAATTCGTTCGTTCTATGCTGTCAGTGCACGGGCGGCCTATGGTTCAAGCGGATTAAACCCATGGGAAAAGGTTGATGTTTATCCTGAGGACTGCTGGGCAGTACGAAAAGCATATCATTTATATGTTGTGCAAAATGGAAATCATCTCATTCATTTACCGAGGTGATCAGCCGTGGTAAGCGGCACGGAATGTAGCTCAGCGGTAGAGCAGTGACTTACAAGTCATGTGTCGCAGGTTCGATTCCTGCCATTCCGATTCCGGTAAATTGCCATTACCGGAAAGCATTTCCAAAATGCTCAAATTTACCTTCTGATTGGTTCCGGTGGTTCGCGTTGGGCGACGATGCGTGGTTCAAGTCCACCCGCCGGACTTTTTTAATTTTGGGAGTGACATTATGGAAAAAGATTATTGTTGTAAATGCAAATGGTACGCACTGGAAGAAGGCGTATGCTGTAATGATGACAGTGAGTATCGGGCAGATTTCAGATTGTTGGATGATAGTTGTGAATGTTGGGAGGGTATTGAAAATGACAAAACAAGAAGCAAAGAAAATGAAAAAAGAATTATCTGATTACAAAAAGGTATTTTCGGAATTAGAAGAGAGATGCAGCCCAGAAGCATTGGAATACTGGCACCGTCATTTGTGGTACGGACTTACTATCCAGTCAAATGCTGAAGCGGCAGCCCCAAAAGAGGGAGAACCCCCTAAACCACCTTTTAAATTAGCAGATTGGCTGATTGGCAGAGAATCAAAAGATGGGATCCGATTATACGGAAAGAATGATCTTAAACAAATTGCCCTACACCTTTTTATTTATTGTGAGGACGAATAATGCAAATAGCAGGCAAAGAAATCAAAGATGAATGTTCCAAGTGCGGAAATATCCTTGAATGCGAATTGTTTCGGCAAGGGCATGGGATAAAACAGGAACGTGAGAATATAGCAAAGATGATCAAGTGCCAGATGAAGCACAGGGAGGAAAGAGAGAAATGAATAAACCGGAAGTTTTTAAAAATGCAGAATTAGGTTCTGTACGTGTAGTGATGGTTGAGGAAGTGCCATATTTCGTTGGAAAAGACGTTGCAGAGATATTGGGATATAAAGATACATCAGATGCAATAAAGAGACATGTGGATGATGAAGATAAGCTGACAAGGCGTTTCACCGACTCAGGTCAAAGCCGTGAAATGTACATCGTTAATGAATCTGGTCTTTACAGCCTTATTCTTTCGAGCAAGCTTCCGTCTGCTAAACATTTTAAAAAGTGGGTAACATCGGAAGTGTTACCATCAATCCACAAACATGGCATATATGCTACAGACAATGTTATTGATAATATCCTCAACAATCCAGACTTCGGCATCGAGCTTCTGACTAAACTGAAAGAGGAACGTGCTGCAAGAGTAGAAGCCGAGAGAAAGAATGCTATCCTGATGCACGTCAACAAAACATATACCATTACTGAAATTGCCAAAGAATTGGGGCTGAAATCAGCAATGCAGCTAAACCGGATTCTGTCAGAAAAGAAGATCCAGTATCAGGTAAACGGTACGTGGTTGATGTACTCCAATTACAGCGACTGCGGATATGAGGAAATCAAACAGGAAGTATTGGATTCTGGAAAAGTAATCTACCATAGACGGATTACGCAGATGGGTCGGGAGTTTATTCTTGGCCTGTTTGAGAAAACAGCATGATGAAAAAGGGAGAATTGCCATGATTAAGAAACTTTTCAATCTATACATAAGGCATAAGACAAAGAATCTTACAAGGATTCCACTGTTTACAATGACTTTTAACTGGCGGAAATTCCAGAAAGAGGGAAGAGAAGGCAGTTGCATAATGTATACGATACATCCGGACATTGCAAAAGACCCAATCTTGAAAGAAAAACTCAGTGAATGTGTGGATCATATCCGTAACAATTACGATATGGAAACATTTACCAAGATTTGAGGGGAGGAAACCATGAGGATTGAAGATATGAAGAACTGGACGGTAGATCAGCTGAAGAAAGAAGTTGCCCGACTATCTGAAGAATGTGAGAAAAGACAGCATGAAATTTTGGATTTACAAGAACGCCGGATTGAGCTGGAGAGAGATTTTGCCAAAACGGTAGAAGAGAACAGAAAGGCACATGAAGATCTCGATCGTGCTAATAAAGTCATTGAAACAGCTGCATGGGTGAAAGATGGAACCATAGATCTTCCGTTCTGCGATGCACCGAAAGAACTTGAACATTATCGGAAATTGTACCAGGCGAGCAATGTTCGGATTAACGAACTGACGATAACTGTTAATACGCTGGTTGATATGCTAGCAGATTTAAGAAGCGCCTTTGAACTTAGGAAGACGTGCAATTAGGAGGAAAATAAGCTGATATGGGCGAGAAAGATGAATTGAAGCGGATCTTTATAGGAGAAAAAGAGATAGATACATCAGGAATACCGGAGTTTCCGGGAGATTTGATTAATTATTCGCTGCAATCTGTCGGAAAAGAGTTAGGGTTTAGAACGGAATTTGTTTTGTCAAAAGAATTACTTTACTCGTTGCTTTTAACAAATCGAATTAAACAAAATAATTTCCGCAAAATGCACGGATTCCCCAAAAAGCGCAAGATTGCAGGACGAAAAGGAGTGAGAAAATCAGATGAGCATTAAATCAGCGTTCGAATTCGAAGGAATAGACTTCTCACAGATCATGAATCCACCAGAGTCATGGGACGGGCAGGCGTTAATAAAAAACATAAAAGGAAGCGTATGGGCGTGCTGCCCGCTTTGCCAGAAGAAAGCACTTCTGATTAGCCCAGAGACAAGAATTCGGCATCTTAAATTGAAATGCAAGGGTAGCAACTGCAAGAAAGAGTTTGAGGTAAATGTATGAGAATTGTGGTTAAAAGGATTCCGATTGAGATCATCGAACTTGGAATAGAAACATATGCGCAGATTGATATCGAGGAAATTCTTCTTACATCTTATCCGCCAATTACAAAGACCGTTTTAAAATTTTATACTGAGTACACTGCATTTGAATTCCAAAAGGAATATTCAGTAAAAATAAAAAATGATGATATGGTCATAAAATGTTATATTGGAGGACTTTCAAATATTCTAATTCAAAAAGACGCAGGAGAAAGAACTGCTGTTGAATGGTATCCGGTTATATGCGATTCGGAGGTACATAATGAAAATAATCCTTTGACTTGTTATATAAACCCACCTTATCCAGAAACAAAACTTGATAAAACTATAAAAAGAATCAATGAATCACAGAAATTTGATTCAGTATTCAAAATTGACTTTGATGAATTTTTTGAGCGACATACCAGAATGGAATTGGCACATATCGCACATGAAATTATCAATTATTTGGAGGAACCAGATGAACATAAAACGGATTAAATGTATTCTGACAGGCGGATGTAGATTCCGGGATTCAGCTATTTCAGAGTGCGACGATAAAGAAAAGACCTGTACCATTACGGAAACTTGCTGCAAGTGTGGGAAGAAGTATACAGCCGTATTTACTTACAAACAATTAGGAATTCCAGACTGAGGTGAATATATGAAATATAGTGTAGTGAATTATCCCGTTAAGGTTATTGATGAAGAAATCATTAATGCACTGGCAGACATTGAAATACATCATGAAGAAGATAAACGAATTGTTTTGGTAGAATGCGTCATGAATTACACTGATCTTCCGGAGGAATGCATTCTTGAAATTGGATATCTTAAAAGAAAATTCAAACTCATGCATACTGAATCTGTTGCATCAGAATCAGATATTTATAAGTTGAAATTTATGTTCGAACGAGTAGAAGATATAAATAAAAAAGACGAGTGGTGGGATTCACTTAGAAGCATCGTGAGGTGAATGTATGATATGGAATGAAGAAATATCGTTTGATGGATTCCAAAAGAAGATTGATGAGTGGTACAAGGATAAAGACTTTGAACTGTGCGACCCACCTATCAGCGCTCAGTTTGCTTTAGACTTAATTTTCAAGACATTAGTAGATGATAGAGAAGATTATCCGTATCTCACAACTATGTCAGAAAACACAGAACAAACAAATAGCATCATGCTTGATTTGATTCTTCGGAAATACAGCCGCAAATATAGAAAATACTTGAAATTAAAAAAGAAAAATAAATAAACCAGTCAGAGAGCCACATGAGAGCCAGACTAAATCCTAAGAAGAAAGGAGGTCTGGCTCTATTTTTATGCAAAAATTTACAGAAGGCTCATTTGAATGGTATCGGGTAGTCTTAAATCAAATCATCAGCGGAGATATGTCTGTTTACCAGAATCAGAAAGACTGCCTTGATCTGCTGTTAAACATGAACATTGATTTGCCGTTTACGGAGAATTTAGAAGCACAACAAATGGCAATAAAAGTAAGCAAGTATGCTCATAATGTAGCTGCAAGGCAAGCTGCGTTGACCGGAAGCGGTAATTTTGATGATATCTACTGGCAGTATTTGCTGCTGGAAGCTCCATGGTTATTCGAGAGTTATCTGTACTACATGGAAAAGAACAGGCAGCCACGCAGAAAATTCTACGAGCCGAGAAAAAAGACATTAAATGTTCTCGTACAGGATCTGCAGGACTTAGAGGACGGAAAGATTGAGTTTCTTGGCGTGTCTATGCCGCCCCGAACCGCAAAGTCAACCACCTGTATATTTTTCCTGTCCTGGATAATGGGTAAACGCCCGAACAGCCATAACGCTATGAGCGGTCACAGCGGAATCCTTGCCGATGGATTTTACGGAGAAATACAGAACCTTATTTCGACACCAGAATATACTTTCAACGAAATCTTTCCGTCTGCAACTCTTGAAAAGAAATCGGCAGAGAAGAAAGAAATCAACCTTGGCGCACCGGACCGATTTTCGACGCTGACTTGTCGTGGTATTGATGGAACATGGACAGGTTCCGTAGATATATCTTCAGACGGTTACTTATATGTGGATGACCTTGTTCGTGACAGAACTGAATCATTAAGTCCAACACGTCTGGAAAACCGGTATCAGGATTATCTGAACGTTCTGGTTGACCGTAAAAATGACGGTGCACGAGAATTAATGGTCGGAACACGATGGAATGTCATGGATCCTCTTGGAAGAGTGGAGACTAAAAAGAAAAATAATCCACGGTACCGCTTTAGGAAGATTCCAGCATTAAATGAAAACGGTGAATCCAACTTTGATTATGACTACGGAGTAGGATTTTCTACAAAATACTATGTGGATATGAAGTCAAGGCTGGATGCTAATGAATGGCAAGCCAAATATCAGCAAAATCCATTTATCCGTGAAGGAATCCTTTTTCCGGAAGATGGACTTCGGTACTATAATGGAATACTTCCGGAAGGTGACAGCCGTGTTGTTACTGCCTGTGATGTTGCATGGGGCGGTGGGGATAGTCTTTCAATGCCTATTGGGCGAGAATACGAAAATGGAGATATCTATATTTTTGACTGGGTATTCAACAAAGGAACGAAAGAAGTTACCCTTCCACTTGTTGTTGGAAAAATCATTGGAAACGAGATACGACAGATTAACTTCGAGGCAAACAACGGTGGTGATATGTACAAGATGTACGTGGATGAAAAACTTAAAGAACAGAAGTATAAATGTAGCTGTACATCCAGCCGTGCACCGGGGAACATGGAGAAAATGTCTAAGATCATCGCATATTCAGATGATATAAAAAGAAACTTTATTTTTCTGGATGAAGAACATCGAAGCAAAGAGTATCAAGCAGCTATGGACGAACTTACTTTCTTTGTCCAGCTCGGAAAGAATGTGCATGATGATGCACCGGACGGTCTTACTCAGCTTCAGATGTTTATAGAAAAAGGAAATGTAGGTACAGTGACAGCTATGCGCAATCCATTATGGGGAGGGAGAATGAGATGAACACACGACAATATCTTGAGCAAGTGCAAGATTCTGATAGAAAAATACAGAACAAAATACAGGAAGAATACCGCTTAAGGCTTTTGGCAACCAGTATATCTTCTTTTTCAAATGGAGATAAAGTGCAGACTTCCGGTGGAAAAGACCGTGTTGGTGATGCTGTAACCAGAATTGTTGAATTGCAGCAGGAAATAGCATCTGATGTCAAGGAACTGGCAGAATTGCAAATGAAAGTTTCCGGAGATATTAATGACATGGAAAACTCCATGTACTCATCCTTACTCCATAAGAGATACATAGAATTTAAAAATTTGGTCACGGTCGCAGACGAGATGGGATATTCCGTACAGCATATCCGTTCCTGCCATGGAAAAGCTATTGAAGCTCTACGAAAACAAAAGCATTTTGAAAGTTAATATGTTTTAATATGGAATCATATGTTCTATGTATAATATAATGTAACCTGTAAAACGAGCATCGGAGAATAATCCGGTGCTTTTTTAATGCCCGAAAATGGGAGGTGTAGGCAGTGGGCAGAAATAAAATGAATTTCATTGACTTATGCCGGGGCGAGTTTGGTCGCAAAATTGCCTATACCGGTGTAAGCCAGATCACAACAGCAAATGTCAGAAAAGTTATTTCTGATACAATCGGTACTCATAACCGGAATAGGGTACTGATTGACTATCTGTACCGGTACTACAAAGGAGATCAGCCGATTCTTTATAGAGAAAAAGTGGTGCGACCGGAAATTAACAACCGTGTATGCGAGAACCATGCACTGGAAGTTGTCCGCTTCAAAGCATCACAGACATATGGCGAACCTATCCAGTATGTATGCAAGAAGAAAAAAGCTACAGAAGAAGCAAATGAGCAGGTAGATCTGTTTAACGATTATCTGGACGAAGCAAATGCAGAAGCTAGAAACATTGAACTAGGTACTTATCAAAGTGCTGTAGGGACCGCATACAAAGCAATTTTGAAAGAAGATGACTGGACAAAGGACAGTGAGTTACCACCGTTCCGGATTTTTATACCATATCCGGGGGATTGTTACATTGTTTATTCCCGAAAGACCGGAAAAGCGATGCTCTCGGTTCAGATTCTTAAAGATGAGAATGAACAGCAGTATTATTTATGCTTTTCGGCAAAACAATATTTTGAGATTCAGAATGGACAGATTACAAAAACCGGCATCAATGGTTTTAGTGGCATCCCGGTAGTTGAGTACCCGAATAACCACGACCGCCTTTCCGATATCGAGATTGCAATAACCATGTTTGACACTATGAACAACATGCAGTCAAACAGGATGGATGGCGTAGAGCAGTTCGTGCAAGCTCTCATGAAGTTTAAAAACTGTGAGATTGATGAAAGCGAATTTCTGAAAATGATTAAACTTGGTGCGATCTCTGTAAAGGATACTGGAAATGGTTGCCAGTCAGATGTTGACCTGATGACCGCTGAACTGAATCAAACAGAAAGCCAAGTTGCAAAAGACGATATCTACAGCAACATGCTTATTGTTGAGGGAATGCCGGATAGGCAGCAACAATCGTCTGGCGATACTGGTCAAGCTGTATATCTCAGAAATGGATGGGATTTCGCAGAACGTAGAGCGAAACTGGATGAACCATTTATCCGGGAAGCTGAGAAAACAAGTGCCAGAATCATTCTGAATATCATCCGACAGACCACAAAGGATATTTCAATCTCAACAAGAGATTTTGATGTAAAGATAACCAGAAACCCGACAGATAACATGCTTGTCAAAGCACAGGCCCTTGATTATCTGTTCAAGAATAAAATTCATCCGCTGATTGCGCTGATTACTTGCGGATTATTTAGTGATCCACAAAAGGTATATGAAATGAGTTTGCCTTACCTGGGAACTGTATATCCCGAACTGGCAGACCCAGACGTAGAAATGCAAAAAGCACAACAATTGATTGGCAAAAACAGTCAGAATCCGGCTGAAATTGATTCAATGGTAAATTCTTCAGCCATCAATCAAAACTCGTAAATTCAATTATCAAAGGAACCAAGGAATAACATCCAAGGTTCCTTTTTTAATACACAAAAATAATGCAACAGCCCGTGAGCGTAAATCGGGTACAGATCATGTGCGGAGCGAACCGTGTGAAAAAAGTGTGATGGTCTGAAAGAAAGGAGATTTCTATGACAAGAGAACAGGCAAAACAGGTACTTATCGGCTTTGGAATCGAGGAACCGTCTGAAGAGCAGGTGACTAAATATCTTGATTCTGTTGAATCAGAGACAAAGAAAGTGAAAGAAAAAAACACTTCTCTGAAAGAAAAAGCTGATAAAGCAGATGACCTTCAAAAGGAGCTGGATGATTTGAAAGCCCAGAATATGACGGATGCCGAAAGACAAGAAGCAGAGCGACAGAAGGAAAAAGCAGAAAACGAAAAGAGGATTTCTGACCTGGAAAAAGCACTTGCTGAATCCAACAGGAAAGCGCTTTCCAGTGAGATTACATCTGCTTTCGCTAATGCAGGTCTTTCAACAGAAACATATGCAAGCGCTATCAAAGCATTTTCATCTATGCCAGCAGACAAGTCTGAAGACGTAATGAAGGAAGTCAAAACTTTTGTTAATGGAATTTCCGAAGCAAATAAAGCAGCTCTGGATAATGCTAAATCTGAATGGGAGAAAGCAGTTCTTGACAATACTCCGAATCCAGGTGGCGGAAATTCAGACAAGGGACAGAAAAAAGATGATAACGATAGTCCGGCAGCTAAGTACGCAAAAGCTTACTCAGCACGCATGAACCCAAAAACAGAACCGGCAGGTGACAATGCACCGGTTAATTTTTAAGTAAGTAAAGGAGATTTAGATTATGGCTTTTATGAAAACAAAACAGTATGAGTCAACTCCCAACATTCTCGAATCTGAGGTTGGACTGGTACTGAAAACTTACACCGCAGACGCAACAAATGCAACGGCAGTAAATGATAAAAAAATCATCAAAGCAGGTTCCGTGTATCCGACAAATGCGACTGGTGCAAAAGGAATCGTATTTGAAGATGTTGATATGACAGATGATGCTAAAAGACCGATTTCCGTGATCGTAGCAGGACGTGTCCTTGAGAAAAGACTGCCAGTTACAGTTGACGAAACTGCAAAAACAGAGCTTACCGCGCAGGGAATTGTTTTTGTAACCACAACAGATCCAGTATTTTAAGGAGGTATAACCAATATGCCATACAATGTATTAGAAGCTATCACAGCAGAAGAAAGATTAAATTTCGCTCAGAATTTTTCTGTGGCAAGACCTGGTATCCTCGATACCATTTTTCCAGATGTAAAGACACCGTTTTGGAAAGCCGAGTATTACAGACTTATGGCTGGACAACGACTGCCGGAGGTAGCATTTGTTCACGCTCTTGATACCGAAGCAGAAATCGGCACCAGACCGGGATTCGAGAAAGTTCTGACTGAAAAACTCTTTATCAAGAGGAAGATCAATCAGTCTGAGCGTCTCCAGGAAGCTATCGAAAACGGCGTTCCGGACAACGAAACTCTTACAAACTTCGTTTTTGATGATGCCACAAACCTGTTCGAGGGCGTTGTTGCCAGAGCAAATGTTATGAAAGGACAGTTCCTTGCTACTGGTGTAGTAAAAATCAAAGAGAACAATGTTGACATGTCTATTGATTACGGCGTTCCGAGTTCCGCGAAGGTTACTCTTACCGACTGGTCCGCAGCAGACGCAGATATCATGGGCGATATTCAGAAGATGGTAACTGTAGCCGAGGATTCCGGATACGTAGTAACAAATGCAGTTACATCTCTGAAGATGATCAACTACATGAGAAGCAACACAGCTATGCAGACAGCTGTTCTGGGAGCTGCGAATAAACGCCTCCTTACCAGACAGGAGCTTGCAAATCTGCTCATGCAGGAGTACGGAATCACCGTTGGTCGTTGCGACGAGAAATTCCGTTACAGAAAAGCAGACGGAACTCTGATGACCGGAAGATACTTCAAAGAGGATGTGTTCACTCTCTACGAAGCTGATGCAGGCGGTTCCTTCGGTACTGGACTTTGGGGACCAACACCGGAAGAGAATGAATACAGACAGTTCATCCAAGAAGAGAATCGCTCTTTTGTTACTCTTTCCATGTGGGCTACACAGGATCCAGTTGCTGTTTGGACAAAAGCATCCGGTATGTTTATTCCGGTAGCACCGAAAGCCAATGGCGGTATCGTTATCGGTACAAAGGGGGAATAAACGGGCATAGCCTTGATGAAAACAGCCAGTCACCGTCTGTAGCAAGTGTTACACACAAGTATACAGAAAGCGAGCTGTCCAGTATGACTGTGGCTCAACTGAGACAGCTTGCAAGTGACAATGGTTATGCCCTGACTTCCACAAACAAGGCTGGTATCATATCAGAAATTATAGCGCAGCAAGGGTAGGTGAAATGGCATGGACGAACAGCTTACAAGCGATCTGACAACATATCTGGAAGGTGATGAACTGACCGCAAGGATGATTCCCTTAGCAGTCAAAAGAGCTATTCGGTCATTCCAGAAAAAACGCAATTATCCTGAGAGTTATACGAAAGAAAGCATCAATAAAGATATGGACGAATGCTATGATTGTATTTTCGATTTGGCTCTTTATTTTCTTGTGAAACAGGGAGTTGAATTTGAAACATCTCATTCGGAAAATTCTGTAAATGCAGGATGGAACTCTGAGACAGAGATATTTGTTAATCACGGCGTTTTTCCCTTTGCCAGAGGAATCTGACAGAAAAAGTAGGTTGAGAACGTGACGCATTTCCTCCCAGGCGTTGCTGGGGTACTTCATTATGAGGTGGGAAGAAGTACAAAAAATGTAATGGGAGTGAAGGAGAGTAGCGATGGAATGTGAACAGAATTGCTTTAACGAACACCGCTTAGAAGAATTGGAAAAAGTTGTTCACGAAATAAAAGAGAAGCAGTCTAAACGTGACGGTATTTTTTTTGAACGTATCAATGCGCTTGAAACCAAAATTGTTCTTTACAACAATGATCTCGGGCACATCAAAGATACGGTGGATGAAATGAATGATAATTTAAAATCCCTCATGGAAGCCCCGGGAAAACGCTACGATACGATTGTTGTTTGCGTTATCACGGCCGTGATCGGGGCTATTGTAGGGTTTGCATTAAGCGGTATCTTTCCGGCATAATAAGCAATTCCACTTGTAAGGGAGGCGGTGGGATTATGAATTATACAGACTTTTCAGAAGATGAAAGAAAGTTTTATCTAAGCGAATCCGGGTTTGATTCCCGAGAAAAAGAATTTTTCCGGTTGAGAGTTTATGAGGAAAAAACATTGTTTGAAACAGCAGAGATTATGGGGTATAGTCCAAGAACCATTGACCGCATAAACCGAAAAGTAAAAAAGAAGATTGTTAAAGTTGCCCCGATGTATTATCGGGGCTTTTCTTTGTATCATGGCGAAAATATGGCGAAATAGTGTCGTTCAAATACTTAGGTTTCTCTCATATAATGTAAGCATAGAGAAAAGCTTACAGAGATGGGAGGAACACACTATGGCATTTTATCCATATTATCCGCAACCATTGAATCCATACCCACAAACACCGGTACAACCGTATCAAGATAGATTGGCACAGTTGCAGAACAACTACCAACAGACAATGCCTTATGGACAGGCACAAATACAACAGCCGATGCAGCAGATGCCACAGGTTGCTATGCTTTCAGGGCAAATGGTTGATGGCATTGACACTGTAAAAGCAAAGGATGTGGATATGACTGGAAATCCTGTCTATTATCCAAAAACAGATGGTACAGAAATATACAAGAAGCAACTACAGGCAGACGGAAAAAGCAGGATTTTTGTTTACCGACTTTTAAATCCAGACGAACAACAGCAACCAAAAGCAGAAGAAAAACCGATTGATATAGAAGCTATGTTTAATCAACTTCGGAACGATGTTTGTTCTGAGATTTCTGAAATAAAGAACATGTTCCCGGCACAAATGTCGGGGACATCAGAACCTAAGCAGAATGGAGGTAGACAGAAATGAATTTCAATCCAAATGCCATGATGAAAAAGCAAGTTGAAAGAATGATTTCTCAGAGGTTCGGAAGTGTTGATAACATGATGAACGATATGAGTAAATTTGCAGGGAATAATCCAACATTAAAAAACGCCTTGGATTTGTACAAAAAAGGTGATACAGACCAGTTGCATCAAATTCAGCAAAATGTTTTTAATGAAAAGCACTTATCACCAGACGGAATTATCCAAAAATTCCTTGGATTATAAAACACTTCCCCATGATTGGGTGATTTAAAATCGCTACAATTTGGGATGACAGCCGCGGATGTCTCCTATTGTAAATAAATTTATAAGGAGACTAAAAACATGATGAATGGTTCTAATTACAGTCTTAGCGACATTGCAGCTGCTACAGGCTCTAATAACCGTGCCAATGACATGTGGGGCGGTGATGGTTTTTCACTTATTTGGCTCGTACTGATCTTCGCAATCTTCGGATGGGGAGGTTTTGGCGGCTGGGGCGGTGGCTTCGGCGGTAATGGTGGAAACGGTGCTAATGGTGCCGGATTCCAAGGATGGGCTACACGTGCCGATATCAACGAGGGCTTCGCTCTTAACGATATCCAAAACGGTATCAGAGGTATTCAGCAGGGTATCTGTGACAGCACATATGCACTCAACAATACCATGCAGAGCGGTTTTAACGGCATGAACGTTGGAATGCTTCAGGGCTTCAATGGCGTTCAGCAGGCAATTAACGCTGATACTGTAGCCGGTATGCAGAATACCAATGCATTACAGTCTCAGTTGGCAAATTGTTGCTGTGAAACAAGGGAAGCTATCCAGGGTATCAACTACAACCTGGCAACCAACACTTGTGCTCTTCAGAACACAATGAACAACAACACCAGAGACCTTCTGGACAATCAGAACAGCAACACCAGAGCAATTCTCGATTTCTTGACGAATGATAAGCTTGCAACATTACAGGCAGAGAACTCTGATCTGAAACGTGCTGCATCTCAGGATCGCCAGAGCGCACTTCTTACAACTGCAATGGCATCTCAGACACAGCAGTTAATCAATGCAATCAATCCGGCAGCTGTTCCGGCATATGTTGTTCCGAATCCGAATACCTACTACGGTGGATGCAACGGATACAACAACGGTTGCTGCTAAGTAACTCACCCTTAGAGGTTGACTAATTCTAAGAGGTGGGTTACGGCTCACCTCTTATTTGATTGAGAGGTAGAAGTATGAGTTGTAAAAATGTTTGTAAGCTCTGTGATCATCTCGTGATAAGCCAGGCTGTTGCGTTTACTGGTGGTAATCTTGTGATTACACTTCCAGCAGGTAGTTATAACAACGGTGAAAAATATTGCATTGTGATTGCACAGAGCATACCAGAAACCACTACGATTAACGCTCCGGTGGTGATTCAGATAGGAACGGGAACAACCCTGTATCCATTACAGAATCGTTGCTGTGCACAGGTTACGGCTTGTGGCGTAAGAACCAGAACGAAGTACGCAACCAGAGTAGCTACGAGTGCAACTGGTGGAGTATTCAAGATGTTAGGGAATCCGGCTTGTAGTCCGAGTAACAATTTGACAGCAATTAATGGTACAGCCCCAACAGCAGATACACCTGTTACACAGGCTGTTAGAAAGGGGGCACTGTAATGCATAAAGTTGCAATGGAAATGGGAAAATGGGCTATGGAAAAAGCCAAGACACATGGCTTCGATAATCTCAGTGCTCAAGACTGGGACGATCTGAAGGACTGCATGGAAGCTGTAAAGTGTGCAATTTGTGCAGATAAAGATTACAGAATCGTAGAAGCTATGGACGAATGCGAACAGGAAGAGAAGTATCTTGGACGCATGGGATATGACAGATATCGTTATTCCAATGGCAGATTTGCCCCAAAGGGTAGAGGAAGTCGTATGGGATATAAACCGTACCTGTACATGGAAGATGATGACTGGATGGACGAGTATCTGAATAATTCGGATGCATACCGCATGGGATATCATCCGGACCGTAGTAACATGAGGATGGACGGAACGAACCGTCAGCAGTCCAGATACGGCGAAACCTATGACAGATACAGCGAGAATCGCAGGCATTACCATGATTCCAAAGATGCAGATTCAAAACAGAAGATGGACAGTTCAATGAAAGAGTACACGCAGGATGTTATCCGTACCATGTCTGAGATGTGGTCGGATGCAGATGCGACCCTTAGACAGCAGATGAAAACTGATCTGACTAAGCTTCTTCAACAGATGAATTAAAAACAAGGCCCTTGTTACAGGAATGTAGCAGGGGCTTTTTGGTTTAAAGGCGGTGATTTTATGCTAAAGCAATTCTACATGAATGGGCAAAAATGGAAAGTTCGGTTCACTCATCCTGAGAATCCGGTGCTGATTGACCGTACCGGTACTATGACCTGTGCTGTGACGGACGGAAACACAAGAATTATTTGGATTTCTGACGCTATTTCGGGCGAATTTCTCACAAGGGTAGTTCTACATGAGTTGAGCCATGCAATGATGTTTTCGAGCGGATTTCTTAAAGAACTGCATAGACTTGTGCCCCGTGAAAATTGGGTGGAAGTAGAAGAATTGATTGCCAATCTGATTGCCGACAAAGCAAGGCAGATTTTTGAAATTGCATATGAGATTGTAGGGGATGAAGCGATACATTTTGTTCCGTATTTACTGGAAAAAGTGGCGTAGGATAGACCGTTTATATATGCGCCCCCCTGTCAGAACAGAAAGGATATTTGTATGAGAATTTTAAAATTTAAAGTTGAAAACCAAAAAATATACCAAGACCCAAGTTGCGATTTTACTGGACTTGTAAAAGGAACTTCTGGATATTTAAAAGCGTTCTTTTCTTTTTCGCCTGAATGGAATGGATGCAAGATTGCAGCTTCTTTTTGGCGGATGGACAAAGAGTATCCGATATTGGTACAAAATGGACAATGTGAAATTCCATCTAAAGCTCTTGCGTGGGATTATTTTGGGGTTTCAGTCACAGGTATAAAAGACAACGGTAAGTTTATTATAACATCAGATAAAATAACGATTCCGCAACGGGGGTAGAAAAAAATGACATCAGCACTTGATTTACTTATGGATTCAGATTCAACAGCAGAAACAACTACATTATTAGAAAGCAACGGAATATGCACAATTGACTCCAGAACACGAACTATTTTTGTGCCTCCAGAAATCGTAGTTGGGGCGGTGCAATCTGACAAAAATGCAGAACGAATTAAATTCTCTTGCCCGAAGATAGTGGGAGATAATCTTGATTTATCAAAATTTTCAATTCGAATCAACTTTGAAAATGTAAGTAGCGTAGATCCAGACATTTCCATAAAAGACCAATACATTTGTGAAGATGCTTCTATAAACGGAGATAACATAACATTTTCATGGGTCATTGGAAAAAACGCCGCGCGATACATGGGAACAATAAGATTCATTGTCTGCGCTGTTAAGACAGATTCTGATTCAAATATCAGTATTGAATGGAACACTACCGTAGCGCAAATTCCTGTTTTAGAAGGAATCGAAGTTGACCAGCCATCTCTTGATGAAAACAACAAAGATATAATTAATCAACTTCTAGCTATTACCAAAACTGCATCTGACGAGGCGGTGAAAAATGTAAATTCCGCAAAAGAACAAGCCATTACGGACATTCAGAATGTTTTACAGCCAGATAAAACTCTTACCGTTGAAGGCGGTATTGCCGATGCAAAAGCCACAGGAAATGCAATTAGTTCATTAAGGGAAGATTTAGTAGATATTTGCAAATTGCAAAAACCATTATCAGAAAAAGAAGTTTCTAATTATACTGGATATGCATTATCACTTGGTACATCCATTAAAAATCATTTATATTTACTTATTTCAGATGTCTACCTTAATACAACTAGTCAAGAAATTAGAAATCTTTATAAGGGTACATCATGGTCACAATCGATAATCACTACAACTAATCGTTACATGATTATCAAAGCTGATAATGATGGCGAGTTGAGATTTAACTGCGATTCAACATATAATGGTAATATTATTGTTTACGATGTTACCGAAACTAAATTACTAAAATATTTGTTGGCTAATATCAATAAATTAAATTATGTAATTGAAAAAGGTGTTATTTCAGACTTAGGATTAGTATCATCATCTAAAGTTTATTGTATTGGCGATTCATTGACAATGGGTGCAATTACTGCTGGTGAACACGCATGGGAAAAAGGATATAGTTATCCTATTGAATTAGGAAAAAGACTAGGTTCAAGCTTTGAAGTCATTAATTTAGGTGTTGGTGGTGAAGGAACTGAAACAATTAACGCTAGAATTACTGGTTTTATTGCAACTTCTACAAATCCACAAACTGTACCTTTAGAGATACCAAGTGAACCTAAAAAAATTGAAATATTATTAAAAGCTTACAATAATCATGATATTAAACCTTTTTTGCAAGAAGAAAATACAATTACATTTGGTAGTTCATATGGTATCAATCCATGTAAATTAGGTGAAATTGAAGGTAATATCACTCTAGAAGATAATAAATATTATTTTGAACGAAGTAAAATAGGTGGTTCAAGAACAATTAGTTATGACCAATTCGTAAGTACAAATGCTTATGAGTCAATTAATAAGGATGATACGTTAATTTTTTGGTGTGGGCAAAATGATTTGTACGCTGGCGTAACAGGAGCACAATTATCAGATATTGAATGCGTGTTAAATAGAATTGATAATATGATAGATACTTTAAATGTTGATAGATATATTGTTATCGGTAATATTTCCGAAGAAGAAAACCCAGTAGCCAATGAAAATGCAGTTAAATTAAATAAATTGCAATCAGAAAAATATGGCTCACATTTTATTGATGCAAAATATCTATTAATTAATTATGGTTTACAAAGTATGGGAATTACACCTACTGAACAAGATAAAACAGATATTGCAGATAACAGAGTCCCTACATCACTAAGAAGTGACAATATACATCTTAACGCTAAAGGGTATTCTTACATTTCTAAAATTGTGTATCAAAAAGGAGCATCATTAAAATATTGGTATAATTAACTAAAGAGGGCTTTAATTAATTTATCTTAAAATAAAAAAGTCCCCAGAACTGAGGAACTGGGGGCTGGAAGATTATGAAATCTGGGGATATGCTGTTCCCTGATTTCTGTATAAAAATAACATAAAAAAGTAATTTTGTCAATGGAGGGTGCATATATGAGAGGTAGACTTCGCCAGAAACAATCCGTATGGATTTCGACAGTAACAGAAAAAAACAATGGAATGGATAAAACGCTTGTCTATTCAAACCCACAAAAGAAGAACATTTCAGTATCAGCAACAGCCGGTACGCCAGAAGAACTGTCTGCCGGAATTGTTCCTGACTACGACCGGTACATTACGGTTTTTGACCGAACATTTCAGCCAAAAGAAGGCAACGTCTTGTGGATTGATGTCGTGCCAGAAATTAGGAAAGACGGAACATTAATCCTTGATGGAGATAACAGCCCGACTGTTCTTCCAGACTACAGGCTTAAGAGAATCCTTGATACTCAAAAAGGACAAGTCGCCCGATATGGAATAGCGAAAATCGGTGGCAACAATGAGTAGGAAAACAATCCGGTGCAGTTTGAACCATAATTCTTTGCAGTCTGCGATTCGGCAGTTGGAAGCATACCAGAAAGATATTCAAAGGAAGAACCAGATTTTCATCGACAAACTGGCTCAAGAAGGAATACAGGTTATCCAAACCACAATGGAATCTGTTCCGGCCGAAGAAAAAGGTTCTTACTACACGGAAGTTATTAATAACGGACATGGAGATATTATTGGTGCAGCGGTCCGCCTTTCTGGGGACAAGGTTCTTTTTATCGAGTTTAGCGCCGGTATTTCTTACGGAACGGACAGCTATCCATTACCGTCTGGCGCTGATTATGGCGTTGGTACTTACCCAGATCAAAAGCACGCCTACGACCCAAACGGATGGTGGTATGTGGATGAAAGTGGACAAAAGCATCATTCTTATGGTAACAGGGCATACATGCCGATGTACCATACGGAAGAAGCTATCATTATTCAGATACGGCATATTGCAAAGGAAGTGTTTGGAAGTTAAACATCCTATGCTAAAATATGGAAACATATGGCACATATTTTGTACAATTAAGATGCGAAGCATCTACCGGAAAGGTAGGTGCTTTTTTCATGGTAGGATGCAATGAAAAAAATTTATGTAATGAAGTCCGGAGATGCCTACAAAATAGGCGTGTCAATCGAACCAGAGACTAGATTAAAGAATTTAAAGATAGGGAATCCTTATCTAAAGCTGGTGTATCAAAGTCAAGAGCTGAGTAACAGATATGCTGTCGAAGCTTTAATACACAAGAAAATCAGTTCTCACAAAATAAGCAATGAATGGTTTACTGGAATTGGCAAAAATGAAATTGTTCACATTGTGGATGAGATTGTTTCTTCCAAAGGGAACACGAAAAATAAAAATATCGATAAAAATACTAATGTTAATCCTACGATTATTTATCTTACCTCTAACGGTAAACATATTTCTATTGAAGAATATGCAAATCAAATTGAAAAAGAAATCAAAGACATGCAAATCGAAAACGCAGAGATAGAGAAATTTGCCTATTCTTTGAAAGGGTATTATGTTCCCAATGTTTTCACGGAAGCGATATTGACGTCAATATTTAAAACAAATTCAATCACGGAAATTCAAGAAATGCTTGGGGTTACCATTTCTGGAAATATATATTCTTTGTTTCCGGAAGATATTGAATCTGAAATAAGAAGGCTTGAACGGTTATCAGTTTTACTTATTAATAATTATGTAAACATAAATGAAATAATTCGTATTATCAGACAAGGTGATGTAAATGCCGGAAATATTAAAAAACCCGATATCCGAGATATACAAACGCTGGAATAAAGCGATCGAACCTGTAGTTGGTAAAGGAAATTTTTCCATGGACAGAAGCCAAACTCTTGCATCTGGAAAGAAAACCTATGCAAGACTTTACATGTTGGGAAATGTTCTGACAGAAGGAGACCTTGAAGGCGATGAATGTGCCACGGTTCCAACTATCCAGATTGAGTGCTTCGCCGCAGGTACAGCTCCGCTTGCGAAAGTATATCAAATTGACGAAAAAAGTCATCAGTCCATGATTGGCATGGGATTTCGTAGAACTTACGGTCCTGAACTCATGGGGAACGCTGACGATAGCATCAAACGGCTTGTTAGCCGATACACAAGAATTTACACTGGGCAGTTGCTCGGTGAATGAAAGGGGTGAGATAGAATGGATCAGATTATGAACTATGTGAAACCGGAACTCCTGGTTGTAGCTGTAGTCCTGTATTTTGTGGGAGTATTCCTCAAACAGGCTGAAACCGTAGCTGACAAGTATATTCCTGGAATCCTTGGACTTCTGGGCGTAGTTGTCTGCGGAATCTATGTTTTTGCTACATCTACAGTCACAGGCGGTCAGGAAGCTGCAATGGCAGTCTTTACCGCAATCACACAAGGTATTCTTGTCGCAGGATTGAGCACTTATGTGAATCAGGTCATTAAACAAGTAAGCAAAGAAGAGTAGAAGGGCGGTGATCCTTTTATCTCCCGGGCACAGGGTTACGTGTCAGAGCCGTAATGGCTCTTTTTTTATGCAGTAATTTATAGCCGAAAGGCGGAAAGGAGCCAATATGGCAGGAAATATCGCAGGAATCAGTACCGTTGGTGCTCTTACCGGTTATGCAGTAGAGACAGTAGCGGGAACAAAACCAGCAAAATTTAAACAGCTTCACAGAATAAACGCTTCTGATGAAATTAATATCGATGTTGAGACTATCGACGCATCCGCTCTTGAAGACGAAATCGAGAGAACTATCGCAGGTCGTGGTTCAACCGGCGGTACGTTTAATGTAACCGTAAACGTTACAGACGAAACAATCAAAGAGTGGGAAGACCTTATCTCCGCTTACAAAACAGCTCACGCGAGCGGTCTGTCTATGTGGTATGAGGAATATTACCCGGCACTTCAGAAAGCATTCTTCACCAAAATCGAGCCGCCGACTATCATTCCAAAACCGGCAAGAGACCAGAACGGTCTTCTTACTGTTGACATGTCCCTGACTATCAATGAGTATGTCGGCCCAGACACAGCAATCAAGCCAACTGAAGGCGAATAACAAATATATCTAACTGGGAGGAAAAATATTATGTATAAGCTTTTAAAAATTGGTAGTAAAGAGTACAAACTCGAATACGGCATTGAAGCATCTTTGTATGATGATTGTGTCAAGAGTGTAATGAACACGCTTCTGGCAACAAGCGGTGGTGTGGACAAAACGCCGGAAGAAATGATCTCCGGCATGGCAAATATTCCGAACACAGCATTAACCGTGTTTTATGCAGGGCTTCTTCAGTATCATGGTGACAACCCGGATGCAGACGGTTCTGTTCCGAATCTTGCAACTGCGAAGAAACTTGCAGCACAATTCATTCAGGAACATAAGGATGATGAGCAGGGTAACTTTTACGGTATTTTTGCCATGTGTCTTGAACAAATGGAGGAAGACGGTTTTTTCAAACTGGCCGGTCTGGAGACACTCATGGACGACATGAACATGTCAACCAAGCCGAAGAGAGCTCCGAAGAAGCCAACAGATCACCAGAAAAAAGCTACAGCGAAATAATCTGGACAGAGCTATATCCGGCGGCAGTTCGCATCGGAATGAGCCGGAAAGAATTTCTCAGAAGTACCATACGTGACCTTCAAATAAGGATACGTGAGTACGAGAAAAGTAAACGTGATGAGATAGAAACTCAGGTAAAACTGATTGAATATCAGTCATGGCTTTCCGGCTTATATGTGAAATCTGCGGTAGCAAGTGCGCTTTCTGACAAAGCAAAATATCCAGATAAACCAATCACAGAAAAAACAAAGAAACCACAGATTGAAGAAAAAACAGATGTTCCGAAACGATCTGAAGCTGAATTGAAGCAGGAGGAACGTTACTACGAACTTCTGATAAAAAAGGCAAATGCGAATATAGCTGAAATAGGAAATGAAAAGGGCAGGCAAGATAAATAAAAAGTCTTGTCTGCCCTTATTTTTTTTGATTAAAAGGAGGTGTTTTTTGTGGCTGATAATACCATTGATACCCTTGATATACAAATAAACAGTAGTACCAGGAACGCTACAAAAGCATTGGGAAATCTGGCTAAAAAGTTAAAAGATGTTGACACAGCACTGGGAAACGTCAATACCGGCGGACTTAGAAACTATGCTCGTGAAATCGGAAGAGTATCATCGGCTTTACAGACCTTAAACAAAACAAAAGTTAGTGTTCCGGACTTATCTGGATTAACCGGTCAGCTTCGAAGCTTATCAAAAGTTGACTTTACGACACTTGGAGCGAGTACGAAATCCTTGCAGAATCTGGCTGCCGGATTAAGCTCTTTAAAAGGTGCTTCGAACATTTCAATCCCAAAGATTGATACCAAAAACGTCAAATCAGCGGTAAACGCTATTCAAAAATTTCAAGAAATTGATGCTGTGAAGATGCAGCCCGCAATAACCGGCGTTGAAAAAATTTCCAGCACCATGAACGCTCTTAACGGAATGAACTTCAAGGATTCTAAAATCACGAATGTTATCAATTCCTTAAGTAGACTTGCAGCAGCGGATATGAGCGGATTTGACACTTCAAAGATGGGAGAAATCATCAAAAGCATCGATAGCTTAAATGATATTGAGGATGTATCTTCCAGTGTCAACCGGTTTGTAGGTTCACTGGCGAGACTTGCTAATGCTGGAGAAAAGACTAGCCAATCTGCATCGGGCTTAAAAACCCTTGGAAAAGAATTAAGAAAAGTCGTCAATTCCATGGCAAGTACAAGGCTTGTTTCGGAATCTACGAACATGTTTGTACAGTCCATAGGACGATTGGCAAGTGCTGGCAACAAAACCGGACAGACAGCATCGCAGCTGGCTAATCTGGCCACAGAAATAAAGAAATTCTTTACCGCCATGCAGGATGCTCCGCAGATCAGCGAGAATACGCTGAGAATGACTGAAGCCCTCGGGCAGTTGGCGACGGCCGGTGGAAAAGTAGGAACCGCTACGAACACTGTGGTCAATTCCTTTAACAAGCTTTCCTCTATCGGTTCGGGACTTTCTTCGTTACTCGGTGGGGTGGCGACAAAAGCAAAGAGTGGATTGGGATTTCTGGCAGCCGGAATCTCTAGTCTAGTCAATAGGAGTAACGGACTAAAAACAGCATCTTTCAATGTAGGTTCTTTCATTAAGACCGTCCTTGGCTTCAAAGCGGCTTCAGCTGTAATGAACAAATTCAGCGAAGCCATGGGTGGAAAAGGAATCCTTGAGATTGGCTCTGATATCGCTGAGGTCGAGAACGTTGTAGATGTTGCTTTTGGAAGCATGGCAGATCAGGCGTATAAGTTTGCATCTACAGCAACAAAGCAGTTTGGATTATCGGAACTGGCAGCAAAGAATTACTCCGGAACCATGATGGCAATGCTGAATGCTTCTGGAGTAGCGCAGGAATCCGCTGCGAAAATGTCAACAACTCTTGCAGGATTAGCCGGAGATTTGGCATCTTTTTACAACATTGATACTGATACCGCCTTCTACAAAATCAGGGCGGGCATTTCAGGTGAAATCGAGCCTTTAAAACAGCTCGGAATAAATCTTTCGGTCGCCAATTTACAGGAGTATGCGTTATCGCAAGGAATTACAACAGCCTATAATTCCATGACGCAGGCTCAGAAAACGATGCTGCGCTATAACTACATCATGTCAGTTACAAGTGCGCAGCAGGGGGACTTTGCCAGGACCGCCGGATCCTGGGCCAATCAAGTACGTCTCCTTACTCTGAACATCCAGTCCCTTGCATCTGTTATCGGGCAGGGCTTAATCGCAGCAGTTCTTCCGGGAATCCAGGCTCTTAATGCCTTAATGTCAAAACTTATGCAGGCTGCGGAAACATTCCGTAACTTCATGTATGTTCTGATGGGTAAAAAAATCAAAGGTTCCACAAGCGGGGTCGTAAATGATCTTGCTGGACTGGAAGATTCCGCAGCAGACCTTAGCGGATTACAGGACGCCGGAGATGCAGCGGCTTCTGGGCTGGACGATGCTACTTCATCAGCAAAAACTCTGAAGAAAGCTCTTTCTGTTCTTCCATTTGACGAACTGAATCAGCTGACAGATAATTCTAGTTCATCCGGTTCAACACCTAGTACCGGAAAGGGTAAAACTGGAACCGGCACAACACCGTCATTGGGTCTTGGCGGAATCACGGACCAGATAGACGATGCTCTGAACAAAGAAGAAACCCCTATCAATAAATGGGCTGAAAAAATCCGCAAAGCTTTTCTTAACCATGACTGGGAAGGACTTGGAAAGACCATTGCAGATATGCTTAATATCGGAATCCGGAAGATTTATGATGTTATTAGTTGGAGCAATGTAGGACCGAAGATCTCTGCATTTTGTGATGCTTTTACTCGATCTTTTAACAGCCTTGTCGAAAACATTCACTGGGATAGATTAGGGCGTACTGTTGGTGCCGGTATCAACACTTTAGTCAACACCTTTGAGCTTCTGATTGGCCCGGGTGGTATTGACTTCACAAACATTGGTAACAAACTGGCAACGGGGCTTCGTGGAATGATTGATGAAGTTAACTGGCCGAACCTTGGCCAATTCCTTGGCAGTGGTTTTATGATAAGCTGGAATATTCTGGACGGTTTTGTTCAGAAGATGTCAAAAGAGAATAATGCCGGTCTGACTGGCTGGGAACAGTTGGGAACTGCGGTTGCTGATGCCATGAATGGAGCTTTTGGCAGAATTTCATTCTCCAAAATAGCAACTACGATTGCGACCGGATTAAACGGTGCATTTCAGACATTGGCTGCATGGACACAAAAATTCAACTGGGGCGGATTGGTAACTAATATTTCCAACGGAATCAATACTTTTATCGGAAAGTTCAAGTGGAAAGAGAACGGAACATCCTTAAACACTTTCATCACCAACTTACTGAATGCTCTGGTTGATATCGCAGGAGAAACAGACTGGGAATCCTTCGGAAGGGGCATCGGACTATTCCTTAGTCAGATAGACTGGGGAAGCCATTTAAAGGATTTAGCAACAGTATTACTGGATGTTCTTGGCGGGATTTTTTCTGGATTAGGAGAAACTACAGCCGGTAAGTTTGTAGTTGCATTTGCCGGTGTAGGATTGGTGTCAAAGGCAGATACCCTGGTATCATCTATCTTAGTTGCTATGGGAAAACTGCCGACCGGGACCAGTGCTACGGCAACATTACTGGGAACAGCACTCAGCAAAATAGCGACTGCATTTTCAACCAGTACATTAGGCACAACTGTTGGAGTTTACGCTCTGGAAGCTGTTGACAAGTTGAAAGCAATCCCGACCACCATAACAACACAGATTGCTCCGAAAATCCTTGAAGTTATAACTACCAAACTTTGGCCAGCTGCAACTGCCTTCGCTGGTTCAATCGGAACTTGGATTACAGGAACTTTTGCACCAGCTATGGCAACAGCGTTTTCTACATTGGGCAGCGTACTGTTCAGTCCGATAGGCTTAGCTGTTATCGGAGCTGTTGTCGGTGGATTTCTTCTGTGGCAAAATTGGGATACTGTTACGGAATTTGCCGGTAAAGCTAAGGAAGCAATAGAAAATGCATTCAGCACTGCCGGAACTTGGCTTTACACACATGGCTCAAACCTTATCAATGGACTTTACAACGGCGCTAAAAACGTGATTTCCACTGTTGGAACATGGCTTAAAACAAACATCTCGGACCCTATTATCAACGGTGTTAAAAACCTTTTTGGTATTCATTCTCCGTCTACGGTTTTTGCTGAGATCGGCGGATTTTTGATGTCAGGACTGAAACAGGGAATTTCTGACAGAATCGGAAGCGTGATTGATACGTTCACAAACATTAAGAACACTGTAACCGGCGTGTGGGACACTATTAGTTCAAATACCAAAACAGCATGGGATTCAATCGGTTCAAAAATTAAAGGGGCTTGGGACACCATTACTGGACAGACTGAAATCAATTCTGCGTCCGCAGCTACAAGCGCTGAAAAATCCTTCAGCCGTGTAAGCATATCTGCGACAAAGAACTGGGGAAATTCTTCCCGTGAAGTAACCAAAAATGTCCGCCAGATGAAGGTTGATGCAAGTACAGAGCTTGGCAGAATGGACGAAACCGTCCGCAGCCACTTTGGAAGCCAGTACAGAATCGCTCTCAAGAAATGGGAAAATCTGGGAAGGGATATATCTTCTTACATCCGAGGAACAATGGACACGAGCATAGGCGGTGCGATCAACGGTATAGTTAATACAATCAGTCGAAATTTCGGAGATATGTACAGTATCGGGCAAACGGCTATGCAGAATCTCCGAAACGGCATGGAGTCAATCAACATCAGAACTCCACACATATCCATGGATTACACTGATTGGCAAGAGGGGCAGACCCACAAGTGGCGGTACAATTCGAGAGTTGACTGGTACGCCAAAGGCGGTCTTTTCAATGCAGCATCTGTGATTGGTGTCGGTGAAGCCGGAAAGGAAGCAGTCCTTCCGCTGACCAATAAACAGGCCATGAAGAGTATCGCTGACAGCATTACCGGAAACATTCCGAACGGAAGCATTGGGCTAGGTAAGGAAGAAATGACACAAGCGGTAACACAGGGCGTTGCCATGGCGATGATGAACATGAATGCCGGTGGAAGCTCATCTCCGCAGTACATTTCCAACACGATCAATCTGGACGGACGTGCTATTGCGAAAGCTGTCACAAAAGCCCAGAACGACAACAACCGGCGGAAAAACCCTAGTCCAGCATGGTAAAAACCATTGCCATTTCTTTCTGATTGCGGTATAATGAATGAGTAACAAGTAACACCTATATCTTGTTATATTGTGCGAAAAAAACAAAATATTGAGCAGACTTTTAAGATGATATTTACTTGGGTTGAAACAGTGACCCGTTTCCCGTGATACCGTCTTGGAGTCTGCTCTTTTTTGTTTTATAGAAGGGAATGAAGCAAATGAAGCCATATGGATTAGTTGACAGAAATATTATGCTCAACAATAGTCTATCGTTGGAAGCAAAAGGAATATACGGCATATTGATGAGCCTTGATGGAACAGACTTTGAACTGGATGAAATCTGCGAATATGTTTCAGAGAGCAAAGCAGTTGTCGAAAAAGCTTTAAACGAATTGGTAAATCATGGATTTATTTCATTCGAAAAATAATACGGTAAAACCAACAGGCTTACCCGACGGGGGACAAGCGGAAATGCCTTGCCGCCTGCCTGTTGATTTACATACATTCAAGGCATCTTTTATACGAAAGGCAGGTATTTTTCTATGGCAAAATCTTTTAATTACCGTAAATATTACAAAGACTATTATGGGATTGATTTCGACAGTAGCTATGTAATCCACCATATTGACTTTGACAGAAGCAACAATGATATTAATAATTTAATTTTATTACCTTCGAAGTTACATAGCCGATATCACTTTTTGTTAACTGGATTTAATCCTGATAAAAACAATAAAGGAATTGCAAGTCTTGATTTTAAAATCGTCTCAGAATGCGGGAGCATCCCTATGTTTGGAATAAACATGATGAAAAATTTGTGTGAAACAATGGTAGAAATTGATAAATGGGTAAGAATAAAATCCGACATGGATAGAGAAAAATACAATAAAGAAAAGTACGGTATTTAATATTTAGTTAAATTCAGTAGGCTAGGTTGGCCGCCGAAAAGTGTAAACCTTGATGCACCTGCCTACTGTTTTTATAAATCAAGGATTCTGGCATATTATGGAGATGCCGACGACCAACAAGGAGGTTATCTATTATGAGAAAAGAACAGTCTATTTCCGAAAAAAGAGAACGAGATTTTACTGGCGTTTTTATACCGTCACGATTATATCTTACAAACAAATTCAGCCCTAGAGAAAAATTTTTATTAGTGGAAATATATAGTCTTCGCAAGAAAGATAAAAGCGGAGATTGTTTTGCAAGCAATCGGCATTTTGCGGATTTCATTGGTGTATCAGAACGTACCGTTCAGTCAATGCTAAATGGATTAAAAACAGAGGGATATGTAGAAGCATGGTACGAATACGAAAAAGAAAACCCAAAAGTTATTCATTGTAGGCATCTTGTTTTGACAGAAAAATTTTACGAAGAATTTATCAATGAACATGAGATAAAACAATCTTCTGAACATGGTGAGAAAAAACACATGGGGGACGGTGAGAAAAAATGCACCTCCCGTGGTGAGGAAATCTGCATGTATAAGTATAACAAGGGAATAAGTATAACAGAAGAAAAGAATACAGATAAAGACTTTATTTTATCAAATAAAGAGAAAAAGACTTTACCAAAGAATGGTAAAGGTTCAAAGACTTCTGCTCCTAATAATATTAACATACTAGATATAAATAATATACCCTCACGGACAACTGAGCAGAAGGAAGTGTACCGCAAGCAAAAACAGAAAAATCGTTCTGAGAAATACCGGTACGAAGATGTACCACAGATTTTGTACAATAAGTTTAATTCGCTGTATGGTGAACAGGAGAACATTCTGGAAGATCATGACATTTGTCTGACCATGGCAGTTATCGCTTATTACTTCAAGCAGTACCGGGAACACATGGGTGAACAGCATATAATGATTTCTGCCGAATACGCAGATCAGTTCATGGGTGTTATCATTGGCGATGATTCACCGCTTCTGAAAGCGGACGTGGAAGAAAAGGATGAGCTCCGGTTCTATCAGGACATGATAGATGAGTTCTTCAAGTCAGACCTTGGCCAACGAAACGGAAAAAGCTTTGACCGTCATATCTGGCTGTTCTTCGCTGAGGAGAATCAGAGAATCTTGTGTGAACGGGTAAAGCAGAAATGGGATAACCAAGAATACATTGACTAAATCAATCCAAAATCCGTTTGAAATACCGCAGGTGATAATTTCCTCACGTAACACATAAAAATGGATTCTAGCCGATTTTATTCAATCAATTATCAAGAAAGTAGGGAAAGAAAATGGAATATGTTATGATTCTGAACGCAGTATCAGTGATCGCTTGTTCAGCAGCTATTGCCACGGCCTGTAAAGTGACAGGTTCAGCGTGGCCATTGCTGGCATTTATTTTAATCCCTAAATGGGGATACCATCATTTTGACGACAAGGAGGAAAAAAGATGAAGAAAAAATTAAAAATCATGTTACTGGCAATCCTGTGTCTGTGCTTTGCCGGAGGGGCTGCCGGATGCGCTCTGATGGACGATGCTATTAATGACATCAAAGGCGATCTGGTTGGAAATGGATATACAATCCGTACTTACGACAACTACGGTGAAAAGGTTATGACCACGGTTGGCGACAAGATCAATGTTCAAGGGAATCCGGTTGAGACAACTTCTTACAACAGTGATGGAACTGTGGTCAGCGGATACGAGCTGTCATCCGTGATTACAATCAATATTGATGGCAAAGAAATTCAGAGTTGTGGTGATACCTGCATATTTGAGCAGGACGGCCTGGAGCCGGATGTGGATTTTGAGCAGACTGATATTTACAGTCAATCTACAGGAAAACTTTCTGACAATACTTACGTTACCGGGATTGTAAATCAATACAAGAATTATTTCGGAAAATCTAGAGTTGTTGTGATTAAATCTCAGCTTGGGCAACCTATTACAGCATATTCTGGTAACGAAGTATACTGGAAAATTCCGAAGAAGTTGCCGAAAATGACAAAGCTCATGATTGACGGGAAAGCCCTTTACATCCACCGGGCAAACTTTCAGATCATTGACACAGCCTTACTCAAATAAAACGGCTTAAATACGGGCACGATTTTTTTTGAACGATAAAACTCCACGGAAACACAAAAAAATGGATTCTGCGTGATTTTGCCTAATCAATTACTGTGATTCTCATTGTAGTTTCTCTTTATCAGATGTATAATTGAGCTATCAATCCAAGGGAGGAAGAAGAAAATGAAAAGGTGGAAAAAGTTTTCAGTGATCTTGCTGGCAATGATTATGGCGCTTGCCATGGCAGTTCCAGTATCAGCGGCAACGGTTAAAATCAACAAAACGAAGGTGACGATTTGCACGGGACAAACGATGCAGCTGAAGATGGTCGGAACAAAAGCGAAACCAAAATGGTTCAGCAGCTCAAGAAATGCGATTGTGAATAGCACCGGAAAAGTAACAGCAAAGACCCGAGGAGCAGCTACGATCACTGCCAAAACCGGGAAGAAGAGTTATCGGTGTTTGGTGACAGTAGAAGCACCGAGGATCAGCAGCTCAAATATTTCACTGTACAAAGGAAAAACGGCGCAGCTTAAAATGCTGAATACGAAACAGAAATACAGATGGAAATCTTCAAACACCAAAGTTGTAACAGTTTCGTCAACCGGTAAGATTAGTGGAAAAAATGTCGGAACTGCTTATGCTTCCGCCAGAAGTGCGTCTGGTAAAATATTTAAGTGCAAAGTCACGGTCAAGAACACACCTAGCAAACTTAAGATGCTTTTACCAAATCAAAAAGAGTGTGGAGATGCAGATTTCTTTATTGAATATAATTCTCAAAGAAGTACGAATGGTAAAACCGTACTTATGCAGTTATATAAACAATTTCCAATGGGATATATCAATTTTTCAGCAAATAATGTTGACCGGGAATTAATGACGTATGTCTATATTGACGGAACGCTTTGGGATCAAAATCACGGCACTTCTGTTAGCGGAGGGGGATCATTGGACGACATTTATATAAAATCTGGAACACACGTTGTCGAAATGGTGCAGTTTACAAATAATAATCGTTATGGAAAAGTGAAATCGTATCGTAGAGCAATGTACAAAGTAGTTTATAAATAAAGCTATGGACCGGAGAGAAATCTCCGGTTCTTTCTTTTTATCTGAATATCATATGTAAAAATATGGAATCATATTACGCCAAAAAAGTATAATGAATAATCATAAAGCGTCTATCTTTGATAGGCGCTTTTTTCATGCGCAAAAATGAGGTGATTATTCAATGGCAGACGTTTTTATAAAAATTAATGGTGCAGCGATGCCTTGTCCGTCCTCTTTTACATGGGGGCTTCAGGACATATCAGCGTCAGAATCCGGGCGTACTGATGACACGATCATGCACAAGAATCGTGTTGGTCAAAAGAGAAAATTGGAAATAGGTTGGAACGCACCGGAATGGGAAAAAGCTTGCAAAATCGTGCAGGCGGTCAACCCAGAGTACATTTCTGTTGAATATCCCGATCTCTTGTCTGGAAACAAACACGAAGTCCGAACCTTTTATGTTGGCGACCGGTCCGCTCCTTTTAAGTGCTGGTGGGTCGGGAATCAACGGATGGAAGGATTGCAATTTGACTTGATCGAGCAATAGGAGGTGAGAGATTGAGAGATATTTCAAACAGATTCAAGAATGAACAAAATAACGATAACAGGAATTATTTAAAATACGCTGACATAACGCTGACGGATGGGACAGTTATCAATCTTACCAACGCTGATTTTTGGTCGAATGGTATGAAGTTCGAGGATTCCGTGTCTGACGACAACACGTTTAACATCGGGTCCGCAAATATCAATACTTTGAACCTATCAATCAATAACTTTGATGGAAAATATACAGATTATGATTTTACGGATGCTACGGTGATCTGCTACGTAGGAATCGAACTTGAACCGGAAGATACCAGCGCATTGCTTGATACCACGGGTGATAAGATTCTGGATACGACCGGTAACGAAATCATAGTGCACAAAAATGCTCTGATAGAAAAAATCCGAATATGTACAATGACAGTCATAGATACTCCGTACCAGAATACTACGATTATCGAACTGGAATGCGAAGATAACATGCGGAAGTTCGACCGTGATTATTCTGCAAGTAAGCTGAAATATCCGGCGACAAGGAAACAAATCATACAGGATGCTTGCAAGGTGTGCGGAGTAACACTGGACACACTTAATTTCTATCAGGATTCTTACCAGATACCAGCAAGACCTGATGATGAAGCACTGACCTTCAGACAAGTCATTGCATGGACATGCCAGATCGGATGCCAGTACGCCAGATGCGATAAATACGGCAGATTGACTATAAAATGGTATGATACGGAAATTACCGATGCGAACAGAGTAACTATAAAATCCACTAATGGTTTTACCCCAAACTTGGACGATGTAGTGATAACTGGTGTGCAGGTAACAGAGTATCTGGAATCCACATCTACGGACGAAGAAGCAAGTTCGTATCTGTACGGAGAAGAAGGATACGTTCTGAAGATTAGTGAAAATAAGCTGATCCCGCAGGGAACCGGCGAAGTTGTTGCGAATATGATCGGCGAAAAATGCGTCGGAATGTCTTTCCGACCGTTTGAAACGGAATGTTTGACCGATATAGTTCTTGAAGCCGGCGATGCTGTTCTGATTACTGACCGGAAAGGAAATAAGTATAAAAGCTTTTTGACAAATGTTGTGCTGCAACCGGGATCGTTCGAGCAGATATCCTGCAATGCCGAAAGTGCGGCCCGGAATAGTTCAAAGACTTATTCACTTGTAACACAAGCAGCTGTGGATGCCAGAAAATCCGTTTGGAGAGAGCGAACCACCCGAGAGCAGGCATTACAAGAGTTTAAAGACCGGCTTGACAATTCCACCGGCGTATATACCACAGTCCAGACTCAACAGGATGGCAGCCAGATATTTTACTTACATGATAAACCCACACTTGCGGAATCAAAGGCTGTATGGAAGATGACCGCAGAAGCATGGGGTGTTTCAACCGATGGCGGGCAAACATGGAATGGTGGAATGACTGTTGACGGAGATACGATTGTGAGAATTTTGAACGCTGTTGGTGTTAATGCTGACTGGATTAATGCCGGAGCAATCACGGTAACAGATACCGATGGAAGCATTATCTTCTCTGTGGATATGGACACAAAATCCGTATATCTCGACGGAAGTGTTCAAATTGGTGGAGGGAAATCTCTCAATCAAACATTCGCAAACTATCTCCAAGAGAGCAAGGATTATTCAGACGGAAAACTATCTGACTATGCTGAAACGGTAACTGGTTCACTGGGAGAGTTGCAAGACCAGATAGATGGCCAGATTGAAACGTTCTATTACGATTATGAACCTACACTTCAGAACAAGCCTGCATCAGACTGGACAAATGCAACGGAAAGAAAGAAGCATATCGGTGATTTGTTTTTCAACAAAACGACCGGTTACGCATATCGTTTTATGCAGGATGGAGCAACGTGGGGCTGGACATTGGTACAAGATACCGATATCACGAAAGCAATGAAAGCAGCTGAGGACGCACAGGATACCGCGGACCATAAGCGCAGAGTGTTTGTGACAAAGCCGCAGCCGCCTTACGATATCGGTGATTTATGGTCGCAAGGAGAGAGTGAAGGTGGAGATATCCTTACCTGTACAGTTTCAAGAGCAAAGGGAGCATCTTATGTTCAGTCGGATTGGCAGAAACTGAATAAATATACGGATGACACAAAAGCAGAAGAGGCCCTTGAAGCGGCGTCCCTAGCCAGAAACATGACCATGCAGCTTGATAACGACTATCAGGGAATCCCGGTTGACAGCGACGGTAACTATACAGAGTTCCCGGAGTGCACCACAACAGCGACCGTCATGTACGGCACACAGGATATTACAGACAACTGTACGTACACGATTACGACGTCCCAGAACATACAGGGAAACTGGAATAAGGAGACTAAGACATACACTGTCACCGGACTGACCGCAGACAGCGGATGGGTGAACATCAAGGCGGCATACTTGAATAACCTTGTCGTATCGAAACAGTTCTCACTTGCGAAACAGTACGCCGGACCGCAGGGAATTCCGGGCATTGGAACAGATGGAAAGACAACGTATCTGCATATCCAGTACGCACCGGTACAGAACCCGACAGCGGCGCAGATGAGCAAGACACCAAACAAGTACATCGGAACTTATACGGACTTTTCCGGCGTTGACAGTACCGACCCGACAAAGTACACATGGGCCAAGTTTGAAGGCGACCAAGGAGCGCAAGGCGTGCCGGGAACACCGGGAGCGAACGGAAAGACGCCGTACTTCCATATCGCATATGCGAATAGTGCGGATGGTAGAACAGGCTTCTCCGTAGATGATAGTGTCAATAAGCTGTATATCGGTCAGTATACCGATTACACGCCGGACGATAGCACCGACCCGGCGAAATACAGCTGGACGAAAATTAAGGGTGAACCGGGGACTGCCGGAAGGACTTACTTCTTCCAGAGCAATGCGGATGTGTTACTGATGGGAGCAGATAAGAAGATAACACCGGCACCGCTCATCGTAGATTCGTTCTATCGTGACGGAAACGGAGAAGTTGCACAGTCACAAAAAGGTTGGTGGAAACTGGAAAAATCCACTGACAACGGCGCTACATGGTCAGCGCTCACGGTATCACAGACTGCGGCACTTGACCGATTGAACATCAATGTCAACGGACTGTCACTCAAGGCCCATGACATGCTCAAGGTTTCACTGTACTTTGACCAGTCGAAAACGAAGCTTGCGGACTACCAGACTTTTTCCGTTGCGGTTGATGTGGCATCACTGACACAGGAACAGATAGTCGATATCTTGTCAGACGATGGGAAGTTCAAAGGGCTGTACTACGAAAAGGATGAGAGTGGAAACCAGACGCTGTTTATTTCATTCAATGCCATGAAAGGTGGCGTTATCAGTCTTGGTGGCACGAATAACGGAAACGGTCAGTTGAAGATTTACGATGCTGACGGAAATCAGATATCGAGATTAGGATATACCGGATATGTCGTACTTAATAAGAACACCGGAAATCCAATGGTATCTCTTAATACTGCCGGATTGCGATTGTATACGGACTACACAGATGCAGACAACTACAATGCACTGATGCTTGGAAAATACGGACTGTATGCACAGAAAGTTCAAAATAAAGTGCTTGAACTTTGGATGGAAGGTGATACGAGCAAAAAGTGGGAAGGCTACATTGTTCGCTATCTGAACAATAAAGTCCGAATAAATACAAACTCACTTTTTACGGACGGATGCGAACTTGGGGCAAACATTTTGACAAATGGAAGCCTCACTGTTGAGAGGGCCGCTGGATTGAAAGGCGGCGCTTATGTGCAGGGAAGTTTCTCTTTCGAGGATTCAGAGCAAACCGATGAAAGAAGCCCTGTCAGAAGAAGGCCTATAGCTACACTGGGAACTGTTGGAAAAAAAGTGGCGTTTATCGGATGCGGTCAAACACAGACTGGAGGCACCGACATTGGAACTAGCTATAAAAACTATATCGAAGTTAGAGGACAGTTTACTGGTGCTAAAAATTTTGTAACGAGTAAATTTTATTCCGGTTCAGCCCCGTCCGACATCCGCCTAAAAGAAAACATCGAAGCCAGCGAAACAGACGCTCTCGAAACGGTCAATCGAATGAAAGTCCGTCAATTTGACTGGAAAGAGCGGATGGGTGGATGGCATCAAAACATCGGTTTCGTGGCGGACGAACTGGAGGAAATCGACCCGAACTTGGCTCTGGGCGGCGGTTATGACGAAAACGGTGAGATGGACATTAAACAGATTAACAGTCCGTACCTTCTCAACTACGCCATTAAAGCCATACAGGAACTTAGCGCAAAGGTTGACGAGCAAGAGAAACGTATCAAGGAATTAGAAAGGAGATTACAGTAATGGGTAAATTTAACGAGTATTCACAGAAAGCAACACCGGCGGACAACGACACACTGATGATTTACGACGCAACATCGAAGGCAAACAAGCTTTCGCCGTTCAGCGGAATCTGGAACTGGATTGTTGGGAAACTGACCAATGCGGTCATCAGCAACTTGCAGACGAACGACAAGACGGTGATTGGAGCGCTTAATGAATTAAATAGTAAGCCCTTTCTGAGGTACGAAAAAGCATTTGGCGAATCGCTTACTATCAAAAATGTACGTGCTGCCACTCATGGATTAATCATAATCGAGAAAGCGATGGTTGTTTTCTACCTCGGAGGTTCTATCGATATTGGTTATACCGTGACCACATCAGCACTTCCGGACGGTATCACTGTCAGCAATTCGGATAGGACCGTAACAATAAAATCGACAAAAACTCAGGTGATCACATGCTTTTATGCTTTTTTATAATTTTCCTCTTCCCATTTAGTTGATTAAGAAACTTTGAAAATTTCATAAAAAAGCTACCACGGTGATGTGCTAAGTGTTATAATACGGACAAAACATTATAGCAAAAAAGGAGCCGAACTCCCGACTACCAATCAAAAAGTTCGACTCCAACAGCACCACAAAGGGTACAGGTATATTATATCACAGTGCCTTCCCTTTGTGTACCCAAAAGGAGGGCTTTTTTCATGGAAAATTTCGCAACCGAATTTATGACCAAACTGGACGGAAAGCTGACGCCGGAGCAGATGAAAACCGTGCTGATGGAACTGGAAATGTTCTCGGCAAACTTCGACATTGAGAAGAAAATCACGGAAATCGTGCCATATCAAGACTGCGTGCCGGAGTGCTACAAAGTGTATCTGGTATCGAAAAAGATTGAGGGCATGTCCCCACAGTCACTGAGGACGTACAAGTGCAACCTTGACGACTTCTTTCAGACGGTCAATAAGCCGCTGAACCAGATAACCACCAACGATATCCGTGTGTACCTGTTCGGGCTGTCGGCAAAAGGCAACACCAACCGGACGATTGACGGAAAACGTCTTATTATTCATACGTTTCTGGACTGGTGCGTCAAGGAAGAGTATCTGACCAAAAATGTTTGTAGCCGAATAAATCCGATTAAGTTTGAAGCCAAACCACGTGAGCCGTTGTCTGATATCGAACTGGAATTAGTTCGGGATGCTTGCAAGGATTATCGGGAAAAAGCCCTTGTGGAACTGTTCTACAGCACCGGATGCCGTGTCTCTGAAATGGTGATTCTGAAGAAAGCTGACATTGACTTTCGGACCAAGGAAGTCCACCTATTCGGAAAAGGTAGTAAGCACCGGATATCGTATATCAACGCCAGAGCCGAAGTTGCTCTGAAGAAATACTGGCTCAGTCGGAAAGGTGATTCCGACAGCGTGATATCCACCGTCCGTCAGCCATATCGGGGCATTACGAAGACGCAAATTGAGCAGATAGTCCGACAAATTGGCGAACGTTCCGGCATCGGCAGACACTTATACCCACATCTGATAAGGCACACAACAGCGAGCATGGCGCTCGAACGGGGGATGAATGTCACTGACTTGCAGAAGATGCTCGGACATGAAAAACTTGACACGACTATGATTTACGCAAAAGTAGCGCAGGAATCTGTACGCTACAGCCACCACAAATATGTTTCATGAAATTATGAAAGGAGCTGATAAATTGGAAATTAAAGGTATTGACGTATCATCCAATCAAGGAAAACCGGACTGGTCGAAAGTAGCTAAATCCGGCATCAAATTCGCAATATTGAGAGTACACCAGAGGTCCGGCGTTGACAGCTCATTCGAGTACAACTACAAGGGGTGCAAGAACAACGGAATCCTTATCGGTGGGTATAAGTATTCATACGCTCTGACACCGGCACAGGCTATTGACGAAGCGGAGGATGTGATTGCCGCACTGAACGGGCGAGGACTGGACTTCCCGGTGTTCTATGATCTCGAGTGGTCTAATCAGCGAAAACTCGGTAAGCAGGCAGTCGAAAACATTGCAGTCGCATTTCTGACTAGAATGAAGAAAGCTGGTTATAAGGTCGGCATCTACTGCAACACGGACTGGTATAATAACGTTTTGACTGATGCACTCAGAAAGTATGAGTGCTGGATTGCACATTACCCAGATCCCGATAATGGAACAATACAAACAAGGGTAAAGCCAAAAGCAGGAATTGGCTGGCAGTATTCCAGCAAAGGAAAAGTATCCGGCATCAGCGGAAATGTCGATATGGATGTGTTCTACAAGGACTATAGAGGAACGACGCAGAAAGGAGAAACAAAAATGGTAAAAATTAGCAACTGTGGGCATGATGAAAACGGAAGGTATGCAGGGGGGAGAGCAGGAGATCAGACTGGGACAGAATATCGGATCATGAACTGGTACAGTAGGCCGTGGCTCTGTGTCCTGAGATTCAATGACGCCAAAATCGCAGCCATGATCGCAGATATGGCGACAAAAGCAGCCCAGAACAATCTCATCGGGTACGATCAGGGCACAGCCGGAAACAGCAATGACCGGTATTCATTCTGGCAGCATCTGAAGGCGAGCAACTACGATCCGGCGCAGATCACGGTAGCTTGTGAATCCGATTGCAGTGCGAGCACAGCAGCTATCGTCAAGGGGGCTGGGTATCGCTTAAATAACGCAAAACTCAAGGCAGTCAGTATCTATCTGACGACACGGAACATGAGAGCCGCAATGAAGGCTGCTGGTGCGAAAGTACTGACGGATAGTAAGTATCTGACATCTGGTGACTATTTAAAGGCAGGAGATATCCTCCTGAACGATAATCACCACGTGGCTATTGCTGTTACCACCGGTGCAAAAGTAAGTACATCTTCAACTACGCTTACCGGTACCTTCCAGACAAGACTTCCGATTCTGAGAAAGGGCAGTTCCGGTACAGCTGTGGCAATGCTTCAGGCGATGCTGGGAGTGGAAGTTGACGGACAGTTTGGGAATGACACATATGATTCCCTCAAAGTTTTCCAGAAAAATGTCGGTGTAAAGGCAAATGGAACTTGCGGCATTGATACCTGGAAGAGAGTGATTGAGCACATGAAAGCAAATACTAAGTGAAAAATTAAGCCCCTTGGAGTTAATCCTTGGGGCTTTTTCCTTTTCTACATTTTTCAATTCTTAGTGCGTTTTCGGACCTGTTTTCCATGTATGCCGGACGTGTTCTTGGAAGGTACGCCATAACCGTACTCACTGCAAATCCTGTAATGGTTGAAATTTCACTGGCGCTTTTTCCACGATAATGCAGATCTATGATAGTCGCTTGCGTTTCATTGACTATAATGCCCTCCGTAGAAAGCGTTTTCGCTATTCTTTGCCAGTTATATCCGGTAAGCTTGTGAATGCCGGTCAGCGTCTGACTTTCTTCATAAGCTTTCAGTATCTTTTGCGTTGGTGTTTGCATCATTTTTAACTCTCGCATCCTCCTTAACAGCTCTCTCGAGGAGCTGTCTTACATATTCGGGACACTGGCTTTTTCCAGATTCCCAGTTTTCAAGCGTACGGACCGGTATGTTGTACTGTTTAGAGAACGCTATTCGGGATTCGTCAAGCAGTGCACGCATCTCAGCTACTTGCATCTTCTGTTCTTGAAGATAGATACGGATATCGGCGTTGAAGTTGATATCGCCAACACCGGTTTTATACCTTTTACATTTGCAAGGTATAATAAGTGTGATATGTTTTTCGGCACAGTTTGCGTATTCATATATTTTTTCGTCGATTATGACATGTTCCGGGTATTCTATGACCGTCACATCGTCGTCAGAAAAAACATCTGCGAAAACATAAATAAGGTTATCGGCAGCCTCCTGCAAAGAATCTCCGAAGAAATCAAAATATCCTCCAGCTCCGCCTCCGTGTGTGTAACATTCTCCGTAGTTTCTCAGTTTCGACATCTTTGAATCATCAACTCTAATAGTCCATTTTCCCATTTTTATTTCCTCCTTAAATTAAAACTCATATTCTTCCATAAATCTGTCAATAGCTGGGATATACATTCTAGCATACCCTTCCATGTAATGTGCCGCACGGCTTACACAGTCAATGTAGCCAACAGTTCTTCTTTTGTAGTCGTTGAAGTAGATTCTTTTGTATGATCCTTTTTGCCACAAGCTAATACTTACAACATTGTTATCTGCTTCCGGGACCGCCATTTCCATGCGCCCTTTGAAGATTTTCTTCTCTATTTTCTTGGCCTCCTCCCATGCTTTTCTCAGGCCGGAGGAAATTGTCATTCCGGATTTTTTAACCAGTTCCCATGCTCTTTTCATAATGTTTGATAAGTTGTATTTTTTCATTTTGCTTTCCTCCGTTCCTTTGATGATTATATAATACCACCAATTTGGTGGTATGTCAATAGAAAGTTTAACATTTTAATTGATTTTTCTTTTTAAATAAGGTATACTTTCAATAGTCGCACAGGGATTGAACTTATGATGTATAGCACCCTGTGTGGCTAGCACAAGTTGATAGTGCAGACTGATTCCACCGTGCATGAACGGAAGAGCTGTATGTCCCAATTCGAGGCTGTTAGCAGCGGCACGAGTGGACAGTCAGGAAAAGAGTTGAGCATAAAAACCCGACTCTTTTCTTATTCTTCGAGATATTCCTGATATATCTGTTCTATTTCTCTTTTTCGGTTCTGCGATATTGAAACGATATCACCGGAAATCATCTTGATGTCAGATGCAATGTTTGCGATATAATCCATGTTTACGATATAACTGCGGTGACACCGGACAAAACGCCGATCCAGAACTTTTTCTATCTCATGCAGACGCCGGTAAAAACCATACTGATGCCTGCACGTGCAATGGATGATGCACATTTGACCACGGCTTTCTATATATTCGATGTTACGAAAGAAAACCCTGTGGAAATCACCTTTGAATTTTACAGTGAGCATCCGTTCTTCCAATCTTCCAAGTGTAGTATCAATTACGGAAAACACCCTTCCATCTTCATGCCCTTTGATAACATACTGTGTTGCCTGAACATCAAAAGCATCACGCATGTAGCCGGCATGAGCTGTCCAGAACATCAGACTTCCGGAATAACCAGAGCCACGTAACTTATATGCTACATCAATACCATTTTCGCCGTCTTTTAAAATGATGTCCAACACGATCAAGTCAAACCATTCACCGTCTTTCACATCATCCACAAGAGGGACACCAGAAGTGTATTCTGAAATCTGGTACGTTCTGTCGCCCTTTTTCTTCAAAAATGACTCAGCCCTTGCCTTGAAATAATCAATATCAAGCTGGTTATCGTCAAGTATCGCTATTCGCATTTATATCACACCCTTTTTTCGTTATGCGAAAACATGCTATTTATTCAATTTACCAATTTTTACGGTGAAATGTTGTAGAATTTACAATGTAGATAGTATTTATACAGATATTATACTACAGCAGTTTAATACTGTAAATGGGCTGAATTGCCGGAAATTTACCAAAGCTGCTCTCCTGTGTTAATAAAAGTGCTTAAATATCCGGCAGTCAGTCCATAAATAAAAGATATGAGAAAATTATATTTTACTTCTGATATGATATTAAATCTGTAGTATATTCACCTTCATATTCAGCCAACGGTCTGATTGTTAATGCGAAATCTACTTTTGATATTTCAGAAATCTCGTTCATTGAAAGGAAATCGTCAGTTGGAGTTAAGGTTATAATTGTTTTACAATTATTCAGCAAATATTTGTTGCACAGTTCATAATTCACATCGGAAGTTGTAAAGTCATTATAAGTTTCAGAAACTACATCGTAAACAAAATACTGACCAGTTGTATTCGTGATGCAAAACGTGAAACTGTTCTCTTTTGATGATACAAAATCAACGCTAATACCATCTTTATCATATATGTTTTGGACGTTACTTAACACAGGTGAAGATGTTTCCGTGGCTCCAGTTACATCAACATGCACCTGACCACTATCGAAAGCTTTAAAGCTTTTTGAATTATCATAAGCCCACAGCAAAATATCGAAGCTGCTCAATTCATCCATTTGATAATCTTTATAAAAATTGGTTTTTTCCCAAGCACTGGTAAGTTCTATAGTAGAATTTGCTTTTTTACCTGGTGCAACATCGGCAGAATTAAGACCATATTGGTCACCACCAGCCATGATGCCGTTTATGGCATAAGCGTAAGGTGCAATACCTAAATTCAGATCAGAATTGTTTTCGATATACAAACCAATGGTTCCTTTTGATGGCGACTCTGTTAAGCCTTTTGTTTCGACGTGTACTCCGTTTTCATCATATAAAACAAAGTCTTCTGCAAACGTCGGGATAGAAGTGGATGAAACCAAAATGCTTGTGACACCAAGCACCGCTAATAATTTTAAATGCTTTTTCATAGTAAATCCTCCTTAGTAAAATTTGTATATATTATATCATTTAAAGCACAAGTAGTATAGTGAAATATAATAAAATTCGAGGTGTTATCAATGAAAACATTCAAACAAATTCTGGCCATTATCGGAATTATATTATACGTCAACTACATCATCAGTTCACCGGTATGCGTAGAAGAATATACAAACAGAGGTACTAGCATTTGTTCCGAACAACATATGCACAGACAACCAACAGTCAAAAGAAATGTCACGAAACAGATGCAGCATATTCCTATGCTTGTATTTTATTTTGCTCCAAAGAGGAATGATTTTACCTTTGTTATCACGAATAATTTCTATGCGATTGTAAATATTCCGGTATACCATTGGCAATTACCTCGTGGAAATATTGTTTCATCCCACTTATTCCGCTTTATTAGACATATTATAGGATATAATGCAAACATAAGTTCGTGGCATTCCATCTGCTAATCGAGCATATACTTTAATGTAGGCAGTAGTTTGCAAACAGGGAGGGTTATTTTATGGACTATAAGAAAGAGATTATTGAAATGATACAAAAAATACATAATGAATCAATAATAAAGTTTATTTATGGATGCGTAAAAAGAGCATATGACGAAGAAAGGGCAGGAAGATAATTCCCGCCCTTGCATCTTAAAAAACAAATTTTTCAAAAAAATCACACAGCAAATCTTTTTTATCGGGTGGCAGATTATCGTATTCAAGAATAATTCTTTTGAAACGAGGGTCTGACTGCTCGATTTTTGTAATCACATCTCCGAATTCAATATCAGGATCGTGATTCTCTTTCATATCTGTTAAATCTGACATTCCTATACGGAAATAATCTGCTAAAGCCCTAATCTTTCCAGTACCTGGCATAGAATTACCTTTGCACCACATATTAAATGTAGACGTGTTTGCACCAATAGCTTCAGCAACTTCTTTTTGCTGTTTTCCACTTTTCAAAATATACCTATTAAGGTTGTTTGAAAATATCCTCTTTTGTTCTTCGTCTGTCATAATTCTATTATCCTCCTCATACCTAGTATTTTACACCATAATTAAATTAAATTCAATAGCAAATTCAATTAATTTGAATTTTGGTGTTGACAATTCAATCTGATTGAATTATAATAAGTCCATGAGTTAAGAAAGGAGATGAGCAAATGCCAAAAATTTCGTTAGAAGCAGTTCGTGTTAATGCTGGATACAATCAGAAAGAATGGGCTGAAATATTCGGTATTTCCAATGTCACAGTGGTTAACTGGGAGAAAGGAAAAACTGAACCTACATTATCTCAGCTCAGAAAAATGAGTGAACTTTCTGGAATCCCTATGGATTTTATTTTTGTGCCTAATAAATTCAATTAAATTGAATTAGAAAGGAGCAGTATGAACGAATTACAGATTTTTAATTCGGAAGAGTTTGGAGAAATCCGAACAGTGACTATTGGCAATGAACCTTGGTTTGTCGGAAAGGATGTGGCAGAAGCACTGGGATATTCCAATACAAGAGATGCTCTTGCAACACATATTTCTGAAGAGGATAAGAATACCGTCGTGATTTCCGACGGAAAAAGAGGCAACCCAAATCAGGTTGTAATCAACGAATCTGGATTATACGCATTAATATTCGGAAGCAAGCTCGATTCAGCTAAGAGATTCAAACATTGGGTAACAAGTGAAGTTCTTCCAACAATTCGAAAGACAGGCTCTTATCAGAAGCCAATGACACTTGCCGAACAAATTCAGTTACTTGCACGTGGCAACGAAAATCATGAAGAGAGAATCGAGAAGCTTGAGAATACCATGACCATTGACTATGGTCAGCAGAAGCATCTTGGCGATCTGGTGTCACAGGTTGTCATTGAAATCCTTGGCGGCAAGAAGTCAAATGCCTATGTAGAGATTGGGAAGAAAGTTTTTGCAGAATGTAACCGTGATATCAAAACATACTTCGATGTAAATGCCAGAAACAATATTCCGAAGCTGAAATATATGGAAGCGGTTGATTATATCAAAGAGTGGGAACCATGTATGAACACGAAAATAATGATTCGTGACTGTAATGCGCAGGTGACGATGTAGGGAGGACGAGGCAGTGGCAGAACAGTTTTCTACATTCAAAGAGGATTTAGAGAATATCGGCATCCACATTACGGACGAACAGTATTCAGACCTCTGTGAGATTAACCTGTTTATGAAAGGGATGCCAGATATTCCGGTTTACAACATCCTACTGATACTCAAAACGCTTGGATTAATTCCAACCGAAATACCAGATAAGGAAAGCAGTCAGAAGCGCGACTCCAATACCAAGGGATGTTTTGATAATGAATTTGAGAGAAAGTTTGGAAAAATTAAAAAGTGATTTCTTTGCTTTGTCTTGTTTGGAAACATAGGAGTTTTTCCCTAAATCAGTCAAGTATATATTGGCTAAGTCAGTATTTACAAGACTTCGAGATTTAAGAGATTTCACGTAGTAGTTGTACGTCTGGTGATCGAGACCAGATAACTGTAATAGGTCGTATTGATTCATGAAATCATTGGTAGCATTTTGAATCAAAAGACCAGGCAGGTCATTTTCATTTTGAATTAGCAAGTGTTTATCTCCTTTCATTTTACTCGGCATGGCGGTGCCTGTAAATACATTATAGGTAGATAAGAAAAGAAAAACAATAGAAAGGAACCGTATGAAAGCATCGAAAATTGAAATCCGTCAGGTAGACGGTGAAAAAGGAATCTTCACAGAAATTCTTGTAGACGGCCACAAACTTGAGGGAGTAAGAAGCTTCGAATTAAAACAGGGAGTTGGTGATTCCGTTCCTATTCTTTCAATTGATCTGAATGCCTTAAATTTATCCACAGACTTGCAGACATTGCAGGTGAACCAGAAAGGCATCGGAGAAATCGAAAGCATTAGATTCAAAGGACAGGAAATGCCAGTTGAGTTTGGCACAAAAGAATAGGCCCCCATATTTCAGAGAGCCGTGAGGATTACTTACTGAGATTTTGCAGAATTGAACAATCACTGGCACGATTACAACAACCTGTAAAACCGGCATATTTACATTTTAATCTTCCGTTAATAGATTTTGGGCTCTTATCTTCTAAAGAAGAAACGGAAATTTGAGTAAATTCGACAAAATAATCCTTGTTCTGTTTTACACAAAAGCCAGAATACACCATTTAACAAACACCTCCTTTCCATAAGGAGATTATACCACAGAAAGGAAATGATATGTTGGAAGAAACAAACGCATTACTCGAGCAGATTTTGGAAGAACTTAAAGCCATTCGAAAAGAGATTGCACCTACAAGAACGAAAAAAGTAACGCACACAGCAAAAGTCAACGGAAAGACAATTACCGAATGCGTTGCAAGTGGAATTAATTCTGCTGTTCAGAACTCCATTCGTGATATTGACGAAGAAGATTAATTGTAAAGGAGCGAATTTTATGAGTAAAAAAAAGAAAAAGAAAAAGGTTTCCAAGATGGTACGAACATCAAAGAAACCTATTTCCTTAACATGTTTGATTAATAAGAAACCTATTTGCCAGATGGATATTTTTCGTTGAATGCTTCTAACGCAGATTCATAAGCGTTTGTGTATTCTTCGAAATAATCGACAGTGACATGAACTTTGCCTGAATCAATTTGAGCTTGACGTTTTAAATGGCACGCGTCAATGCAAACTGCAACGGCTAAATCATGTGCACGTTTTTCATTATCGGTCATTTTTACACCTCCCTTCGGAGAATATTATATCACATCGCAAAAAGAAAATGGCAAACTAAAAAAGAAACAATCAGGAGGTAAAAATCAGATGATTAAATGTGAAAAAGGAAACGTATCAATCAACGGTGCGGGAAATGAAGTTATCCATGATCTATCGGAAATCGTATCTCGTACCTACAGTTCCTTTTCCAAAGCGTTCGGAGAGGAAAAAACAAAACAGATGATTTTTAAGGCGGTAAACGCCGGGATGGGAGCGGACAAATGACAAAAGCAGAGAAATTTAACATTTATGCTGATACCTTATACGGAATGTGCCGGAAAGCACAGGACACAGTTCCAGAAGCGAGTGTGTGCTTTGAATGTAATACTTTCAACAGTGAAAAGTTAGGAACATATCGCACGATATGCGTCGGCATCACAACGGCTGAAGGAAGCAGAAAATATTACAATGTGTGTGAAGTGTTACGTGATATGGAAGAAAACTTTGTATCTGTAAAAGCGGTGCTGAACAACCTGTTACTTAATGCCCCGTGTCCATACTGTGAAAAGGAGAAAGAAAATTGATGGCTGTAGAAAAAGAAAGCTCCGTGGATTTTATCCCGGAGACCGTTGAAGAAGAATATGCCCTGTTGGCAGGCAGAGTGAAAGCTGTTGAAGCTTATCTTGATGCTTCAGATAGCAATTACGTAGACAAAAACGTTCTGGCTGCCATGTTAGGCATTTAGGTTGTAAGCAGCCCCGGCGGTGCAGGAACACCAACCGGAGCACGTATCTAACTTAGCTTGAGTAAGTTAAATACAGGTTGATTATATCACACCTTCCTGTATTTGACAAATAAAAACACAGGAGGGCATTTTTAATGTCTAAAATCACTAAGGAAACTGGCAAAACACTTGCTTCTGAGATCATCAAAGACCTTGAGAAGGAAGCAAGGAACAAAGATCTGGCAATCATTGCTCTGCTGACTACAGTGCTGGCAATGGGATTGCTGGGGAAAGGAAAATAATGAGAACTTACTTAGAGGGGCTTGCAGTGTTCGGAGTTTCTGGCCTGGCAATCGTGTTCTTTGCCGTATGCTGGGCTGTGACTGATTTGGATGCACTCACAATTCTGGCGTTGGATTATATCTTAATGAGTACAGTCGGGCTGGCAGTGATGCTTAAAATCAATGACTTCGTACACGACATTAAAAGGAAGGAAAAAGAAAGCAAAAATGCAAGATTTAAACAAAGCAACACTGACCGGATTTGTAACTGATCCGGCAGAAGTCAAATTTAAGCCAAGGAAGGGCAAAAGCTTTCTGGTCGTCAGAAGTGACCGCTTCAGTGGAACACCGGACGATATCATCGTGGAAATCCCGAACAGACTTAAAGGTACATTTCGGGAATGGAATTGGATAAAGGTTTCGGGAAGAATCCGTTCCAAATGGGTCAGAGCGGACCACCAAGAGAAAAAGTATATGTATCTGGAAGCATATGATGTCAGCACGGAAGGGACGCTTCTTGTGAATACGGTAGAAATGACTGCAAACATTTGCAAGAAGCCGGTGCTGAGAAAAACGCCATTAGGAAAGACAATCTGCGAAGTTTGCGTGGCAATTAATGGATACAAGCGGTCAGAATACATCTCCTGTATTTGTTGGAGAGATCTGGCGGTGAAAGCTTCTGAATGGAAAGTGGGTACAAAAGTTAGATTAAAGGGACGTATGCAAAGCCGTGATTATTGGAAAAAGCAGCCAGATGGTTCTTATGTTAGAAAAACAGCATACGAAGTTTCAATAATGGAGATGGAGGAAATCAAAGATGAAAAAGGTAACTTTGAAAAAACTGAGCGTTGAAAACTATAAGAAATTTGAAGCAAGAGAATTTGATTTCGCAGGAAGAACAGAAGTTTCCGGAAGAAACAGACAGGGTAAAACTTCTCTGATGGACGCATATTTTGATGTCCTGACCGGAAAACTGGCAGATGGAACACTTCCGAACAATATCCGCCGAAAGGTTGACGGTGAAGAAGTTGATGATCCAGTGGTGAGAGAACTGGTTATTGACGTTGACGGAACGGAATATGTTATCCAGAAAAAGACCAAGAAAGGAAAGTCATCCAATACGGTTGAATATTACGTCAACGGAATTAAGCGGAACAAAACCGAGTATATGGAGATTCTTAAAAGGATTGCCGACCCCGATACGATTGCCATGTGCAGCAACGCCAGAGTGTTTTTGAATGAGATCCAGAAAGCAACAGCAAAAGCAAGGGAAACACTGGGAGGAATAGCTGGATTCAGTGAATCACAGTTCAGAGCAGAGCATCCGGAATATGAATGGATAAAAAGCGAAGGTGTGGAAGGAGATTCTATCGAAGAAATCTTAAAAGCCCGCAGAAGAGACCTGAGAAAAGCCAAGTCAGATGTTGATGATATTGCAAAGCAGATCAGAAAAGAGCAGGGCCGACAGGTTGAATGCGATGAAACACTTCCGGCGCAGAGAGACGATCTTCTTGACTTGCTGAAAGAAAACGAGAAGCAGGAGAAAGTACTCAGTGATGCTTCAAGAGAATACGACCGGATTTCTATTGAATTGGCAGGGCTGAAGCGTTCACGTGACGCACTGGTTGAGAAAGCTAGTAAAACAGCCAGAGAAAAACATGACAGAATAACTTCCTTATTATATACGCTGAAATCCGACAAGAAAAACGCAGAGAACAAATTAAGACTTGCTGAAATGGATCTGGAACACGCTAACAAAGGAATTGAACGCCACAAAGCAGCACTGGCACAGGCTAAAAAGAAATATACGGAAGCATTAAAAGAGAAGTGGGACGGCGATACCGAACTTACTGCAATCCGTGGAGAAGAATTTGACCCGGTATCAGCTGTTTGCCCGACATGCGGACAGGAACTTCCGGAAGAACAGGTGGAAACTGCGAAACGCAAGTTTGAGTTTAATAAGCAGTCCAGGATATCCAAAAAATTAGGAGAGAAAGAACAGTTTGAGAAAAATAAACGCACCAAACTGGAGCAGATCACTGAGGACGGCAACGAAGCTTCCGAGGGATTGAAAACAGCGAATGAAACTAAGAAAGAAGCCGAAGCAGCTATTGAAACTACCAAGAAAGAAATCACATCTCTGGCACTTGAAATCGCAGAAACAGAGAAAGAAGCGGAGAAACCGATTCCAGAACCGGATATGTCTGATGATGAAGAATACAAGGCTGTTTGCGACAAAATCTCAGCACTGGAAGAAAGTCTCAATGGCATCGGAAACGGTGAAAATGACAGGGCTTTATTAAGCAACAACCGTCATTCTCTGGAAGCAAAACTCAGAGATGTTGAAGCAAAGATTAAGGCTCAGACTGCAAGGCTTGAGGGAAAAGCTAACAACCTTGAAGCGATGCAGGAAGAGCAGAAAAAGCTTTCACAGAAGCAGGCAAATATTCAGCAGAAAGTAGATCAGCTGACCAAGTATTCCATTGAGAAGAATAAGGCATTGGCAGCAGTGATTAATCCGCACTTCAAACACTTCCAGTTCCAGTTCCTTGACTACACGCAGGATGGAGAACCGATGGAAACTTGCCGGATGATTTGCAATGGTATTGATTATGCAAACGGCCTGAACCATAGCGACCGGATCCTTTGCGACATTGACCTTGTGATGGGATTACAGGAGATGAACGACTTACGACTTCCGGTTTGGGTTGACGATACCGAGAGTGTAAATTCGGACAGGATTCCAGAATTGGATACACAGATGATTCTGCTGAAAGTTTCGGATGGGGAATTGAAAGTAAAAAGCATCTAAAAACTAAGAAAAGAAGGAGAATTAAAATGGCAGAAAACACACAGGTAGCAGCACAGAAACAGTCATTCAGCGTAGCGCTGACAGGTAAACTGGATTCAGTAGCAGAAGCACTTCCAAAAGACTTTAATAGATCGAGGTTTGTACAGAACGCACTTGCACTTATCAATGATAATCCGCAGTTGCAGAAGTACAGCCAGTCACAGCTTATGGCGGGGCTGATGAAGGGCGCTTATTTGGGATTGGATTTTTATTCCAAAGAATGCTATTTAGTTCCTTACGGAAATCAGCTTAACTATCAGACTGATTATCGAGGTGCAAAGAAGCTTGCGAAGAAATACTCTATCCGCCCAATCACAGATATCTATGCAAAATTGGTACGTGAAGGTGATTTTTTTGAGGAAACTATTGAAGATGGAGAACAGACATTCACTTTCAAACCAAAAGCATTTAATGATGGAAAAATCATTGGAGCGTTTGCGGTAGTCCTCTACAAAGATGGCGGAATGTCTTACGAAACAATGACCCTCTCGGACCTTGAAAACACGAGAAGCGCAAGTAAAGCCTCTAACAGCCCAGCATGGAAAAAGTTTACAGGGGAGATGTATAAAAAAACAGTTCTCCATAGACTTTGTAAGCACATTGAACTTGATTTTGAGAATCCAACACAACAGACAACATTTTATTCCGGGGTTGAAATTGAAACCAATGTGGAGGACGAAGTTAAAGCCGATATCGAAGCACACGCCAACACCGAAGAATTCATCCCAGAGCCAATGCCAATCGAAGAGCAGCCGAAGCAGCCAACGGTCGCAGAAACTGTCCAGGCGGTAGAGAAAGAACCGGTCCCGGCAGCAGGTAAAGAACCAGAGATTCCAGATTTTATGAAGCAGGAGGAAATTTAAGCAATTAAATATATTATCAAACGTGAGTAAATATACTCAAAGATACTTAAAATCCATAGTATTAGTTGGTAACTTAAAACCACTGAAATCATAGGAAAGAAAAGCCAGTGCAAGTTGAAACAGTCTTGCTAACTATAGGGTAGAACCTTGATGGTAATGATTGAGTAATGGTAGAAGTCCATGAAAACCAAATGGCAAAAAAACAAAATTTTAGAAAGGAAAAGCTATTTAGATGAACCTATATCTAATCAATAAAAAAAGAATTTATAGGTATGTACCGATGGCTTAGTCGGGAATTTACGACTGTGGAGTGTACAAGAACTTGTGAGTAGTGTGTCACTTGCGACCACCAAAGCATACACGATGAAGCAGTAACTACAAATTGTGAGATTGTAGCGAATCATCTAGCATATACATTTGTATATGTTTTTAGTAGCAGGAAATGTGATATGAGTTTACATGATGTATTTACAGTATTATGCGTGATTGCTTATATCGTCTTCGTTGCACTTGCAGTATACGCCATTAAGAAGAAAAACACTTTACCGATGCTGGTTGCGCTGGTAATTTCAAACTTCTTCGACTTAATGGTTTCACTTACAGCAAAATAAGGAGGTGCTAAAAATGAGCAATAGTGAAATTTTAAAGAAAGCAAAGGAACTGGTTGAACTTCTGGAAAAACAGGAAAAATCATGCAGGGTGAGATTATCCGAGCTTAATCCGGGAGATATCTTCCAGACTACCGGAAAGCGAAAATACAAGGTCTTGGAACAGTACACAGAGCATACCAAGATCATTTCACTCGGATTCGTGAAAGAGAATGTGAAATTTGATGATGATACAACTGACTATAGCAAATCATCCTTGAAGAAACTCTGTGATACTGAAATTCTGAAAGATTTTGAAGAAGAGTTTGGAGAAGAGAATATCGAAACTGACATATCAGATCTGATTACCGTGGATGGACAGAAAATCGGAGAAACGGAATGCAAAGTTAGACCACTGACGTTTGATGAAGCGCGTAAATACACAGAACTGACGCCAAATGATGAATTGGATGATTGCTATTGGACTTGCTCCGCATGGAGCACAGAGGAAAGAGGATGGAGATATGCTCTTACCGTTGTTTCGCCTTCTGGCTGCGTCGACTGCATTAGCTGCAACTACAGTTACGGTGTTCGCCCAGTTTGTATCTTAAAATCTAATCTCTTTGTATCTAAAGTGGAGGGATGAAAAATGAAGAAAAATCTGAAATATTTTGAAAATGAATTAAACCGGATCAACAAAGAATTTGCCGAATATAAAAAGCAGCATATGGAAAAACCGAAAATTGGTAAAACGGTAGAAATCGCCGGAATGGAATGGATGATTTTGGACAAGACAGAAAAAGGATATTTTGCCGTTTTGAATGGATTCGATGGAAAAGAAAGAACATTTGATTCGGATTCAAATAACTGGATTTCAAGTAAACTTCGAGAAGAATTAAACACTAAATTCTTGAAAAAGATTGCGGACGAATTAGGAGAGGATGCAGTCATCGGATTTGATCGTGATTTACTTTCTCTGGACGGGCAGACAGAATACGGACATTGCGAAGATAAGATTTCACTCTTGACTGTGGATGAGTACCGGAAATATCGTAAATTACTGCCGAACATGCCGAAATGGTGGTGGTTGATTACGCCATGGAGTACACCAGTAAATGATTACAATTCAACGCTTACCGTTGTTTCGCCTTCCGGCGTTATCTACGGCCATGGCTACGTCGACAGTATCGGTGTTCGCCCAGTTTGTATCTTTTCTTCTTCAATCTTTGAATTGGGAAGTGATGATTAATGGCAAAGGAAGATTTAAAGGTAATAGCAAAGGCTAAGCAGCTTGCAAAGCATACATTAATAGTTACGAGTAATGCCAGACGATACCCGAAGAAATACAGATTTTCACTTGTAGATAAAATGCAAAATAAAGCATTAGAAATCTACGAGTTGCTTTTTGAAGCCAACCGAACTGATCTGAAAGATTATAAAAGAGAACGATTAGAGCTTCAAACGAAAGCCATTACTCATTGTGATGAGTTGATGTACTTTATAGAACTTTCATATGAATTAGGAATTATCAACTCCGGTGGAATGGAGTCATGGTCACAAATGGTCAAAGATATAAAGTACATGACTATTTCATGGAGAACAAAAGACAGAAACAGGTAACAACTTGGGTTATGCGTTGCAATACCGTTGTTTCGCCTTCCGGCAATATCAACAGCAATAACTACAACAACAGTAACGGTGTTCGCCCAACCTGGATCACAGGCAGACAGAGTAAGCGCAAAGCTGAAATCAGTAAAGATACAAGTAAATGCATAACCTTTCCGGAATGGATAAATATAAAGGGACAAAAACAATGGATAAAGATATTGTTGCAAATTTTGAGAATTTATATCGTTCTTACAAGAAGGTTAAAAGCGGTAAAAAATTTAACTCAGGCACTGCAAGGTTTTCTAATTTATCTCTTGAAGGTATTCACCTTCTAAAGGAACAGTTGGAAAACCAAACGTATACCATAAATCCATATAATAAATTTCAAATCCATGAGCCAAAAGAGCGAACGATAGAATCATGTGCATTTAAGGATAAAGTAGTACAGAGATGCTTTTCTGATTACATTCTGACACCGAAGCTTGAAAAAATTCTGATTAAATGGAATACCGCTGGACAACAGGGAAAAGGACAACATATGGCAATGGACGGTTTAAAGGAGCAAATGTTGGATTTCTATGAAAAGAATGGAATTAATGGCTGGATTGTAAAATGTGATATTCATAAATACTTTTACAGCATAGATCATGAAATAATGAAAGACGTGCTTGACTACTATTTTGATGATAATTTTACAATCTGGCTGAATCATTTATTTATTGATAGCACAGAAAATCCAGGGCTGCCATTAGGGAACCAGGTCAACCTGAAATATGCATTGCTACTACTTCATTCGCTAGATCAGATGATAACGATTGAGTTTGGAAATCCATATTATGGACGATATAACGATGATTTTTATGTGTTGTGCAAAACAAAAGACATCGCCAGAGAAATTCTTGAAGCAATTCGAATGATGGTTAAAAGTCTCGGGTTGGAATTGAACCCAAAATCGCAAATTGTACCGTTTCGAATGGGACTGTGTTATCTTGGATTCCACCATTACGTGACTGATGAGGGAAAATATATCAGAAAATTACGTGGTGACAGAAAAAGAAATACTCAGGAAAAGATTCGTAGATGGGTTCGTGCAGTAAACGAAGAAAAGATGCCAATGGAAAAATTCAACGAAAAATATGAAGCATGTAGGAACCATATGCTTCATGGAAACTGTATTAAATTATGCCACAGTATGGATTTGGAAATTGAAAGGAGAATGAAATGAGATTAATTAGTCAGACAGGAAATATTGACATTCCTTACGAAAACACTTCATTAAGCAGAGCTGAAAATATCATAAGAGCATACATTCCAAAGGTCGGTGAAAAAGGAACAATTATGGCTGTTTACTCAACAGAAGAACAGGCGAAAGAGGCAATGAGTATGGTTATGTATGCATATATTTCAAACAAACCAATATTCATTCTTCCAAAAGAAGGAAAAACAAAATTGGAATCGACTTTCTTGGGAAGATACGAATTAAAACTTCTTAGAGAAAATCTTCCGAATGTAATGGATTTAAAAAATGAAAATGGAGACTACGTTCTTCCGCGAAAAATAAGAGATAGCATCAAAGAAATTACCTCAGCTTTAAATGTATCGGGATTATAAAATAATAGGTATTAATTTTATGGAAAGAAAAGAGGTGATACCATTTGTTCATGCGAGTAATCTCAACAGGAAGTACGAAAGGAAATTGTTACGCTTTGCAGTCAAGCACAGGCGAGATTGTTCTTCTTGACTGCGGATGCAAGTATAAGAAAATCCTCAGAGGGATTGACTACCAGATAATCAATATTTCCGGTGTGCTTCTTTCACATGAACATGGTTAAGGTGATCACACCGAAGCTATTCATGAAATCATGAACGCCGGAATCACGGTCTATACCGGGCAAGAAACAATCAAAAACTTAGGCATAACGGACGGAACTATAAAAGCTGTTGCTGAAAAGAAATACTTCAAAATCGGCTCGTTCAGCGCAGTTCCGTTTAGCCTGCCGCATACATCTGCAAATAAAGAACTGTGCCCGAACTTCGGGTATCTAGTGGAACATGAGGAAATGGGAAAGCTTCTTTACCTGACAGATTTTGAGCATTGCCGGTACAAATTCAAATTAATGGAGCTTAATCACTTGGTTATTGGTTGTAATTACTGCGAGGAACTGATAGACAGAAACAACCCGAAGTGGAAACACCAGATCACCGGGCATTGTTCTTTGTCAACTTGCAAGCAATTCATTAAGGAAAATCTCACAGAATCGCTCAAAACGATAACACTGGTACATTTGAGTGGTGATGCCTCGGATGCTGAAAAAATGCTTAAAGAAGTCAAAGAAGTTGTTGGGGATAATGTTCTGGTTCAGATTGGACGAGCTGGACTGGAAGTTGATTTGAATTTGTTTCCGTTTTGAAAGGAGAAGGGGATATGGAAATGACAGATTGTAGCAAATGCAGATTCCGTAATTGCTGCACATTAGCCTGGGATTACGGATCGCTGTACTGTAACGATTATGAGGAGGAATAAAATTGAAAGAATGGACAGAAGAACTTTTACTGGCGGATGGATATAAGCTTCAAAACGCTGAGATTACAAATGTATCATTAAATTTCAGAGATCACGGAGTACTTTCACTTGATCTTACGCTGAACGGTGGCGGATGGGGAGTCGTTTACGGCGGCTATGCTCTTGGACATGGATATTTGGGAGCCAGAGAATTTAAAGGTTCTGCTTCCGGAATGGAAGCAATCATGCGAATTATGGATGTAGTTGGCGTTGAAGATCTTGTGGATTTAAAAGGAAAGCATGTTCGGGTCGCAACAAAAGGATGGGGAAGTTCAGTAAAAATCATCGGGCATTTTATCAAAGACCAGTGGTTTGATTACTTGAGTTTTTACGAGGATAAAAAGGAGTGACAGGATGCAAATTTTAATTAATGTTCTGGACAAAAACAAAAAGGAAATCTCTTCAATATCCAGTTTGTACGACAGAGGATGGAATGATGCACTGGAAAAGGCAAAGGAATGTTTCACATCATATAATCCGGTGATTGAATGGATTCCGACAGAATTAATGTTACCGCCAGAGCCGGACGAAGATGCTGATATCGAGGAACTGCCGCAGTACACGGTAACAATCAAGGGTGCTGAATGGCCAACATCTCTGAGATATATTGGAAACGGTGAATGGGCAGATGTTGGAGTTGGAAGAGAGATAAAATATACGGTTTCGGCGTGGATGCCGATGCCTAAAGCTTATAAGGAGAAATAACATGAACAAAGTAATTTTGATCGGTCGATTAGTGAAAGACCCGGACATACGTACCGGAACCAATAACATAACCATTGCCAGATACACTCTTGCAGTAGAAAGACAGTATCGTAAAGATAATGAGCGGAAAGCAGATTTTATAAATTGTGTTGCACTTGGTAAAAATGGGGAGTTTGCTGAAAAATGCCTGCATAAGGGAATGAAAATTGCAGTCATCGGAAGCTGGCAGACTGGAAACTATACGGACACTGATGGAAAGAAAATTTACACAAATGACTGTCTGATAGAAACCCATGAATTTGTGGAAAGTAAGGGTAGAAGCAACCAGCCTGAAAGCACCGGCGCAGTTCCACCGTCAGCACCGGCAAGCGACACATTTGTTGAACCGGCTTACGATCCGGATTTACCGTTTTCGTAATTGAAAGGAATTTCAGTTGGATTACAAGAAATTCAGACAGGCAAAAGCCATTGAAGCTAGCAACAAGAAGAAACTTCTGAAAGTAAATCCGAAACTGGATGAAGGAACCGGAATATATATACTCTGGCGTACCGAAACTCATGGATATATCGGGCAGTCAGTGAAACTTCTTACCAGACTGGCGCAACACATGTCAGGATACGAGCAGCATATTGATCGTTCCATGAAAGCACATGGGCTGTATTCAGAAGATAATAAGAACGGCTACAAGATTGATTTTTTCCATTGCCCGGTATCACAGCTTGATGAAAAAGAACGAGAATACATCCAGAAAGCCATTGATGCCGGATGGATTGTGAAAAACAAGACTGGTGGTGGACAGGATGAAGGAAAAGAGAAGATTGCTGATTACCGCCCGGCAAAAGGATATCGTGATGGTATCCGACAAGGCAAGAAAACTCTGGCCCGTGATTTATCACATATCATCGACACCCACCTTCAGATATCTTTGAAACCCGAAAAGCAGAACAACAAAACTTCAATCAAAGCCTTTGAGAAATTCAAAGAAATGCTTGATGAAAGGAACTACGAGAAATGACTATACGTGAAATAAAGAGCAGAAAACATAAGGAATACGAGCAGAATCGTAAAGATATTTATTATTTCATCGTAAAATACGAAAAACGCAAAGGCGAAATGCCACAGATTAAAACGATAGCTGAGGAATTGGATTTAAGCCCCAGTGCAGTTCAGAGACATTTACGTCAGTTTGCGGATGATGGGCTGATTGAATTTTCAGGGAGCAATTCTAACAGAAAATACCGGCTGGTAAGAAAGAGTGAAAGATGAAACTTTACGATCTGTACACCTTAGATGGGACGTTCGTAGATACACTTACCCGGAAAGAAACTGTTGAAAGATTCAATCTTTCCGGGTGGGACTTCAAATCAAAAATAGACTACAGAGAGCCTATCAATGGTGAATATTACCTGGATGATTCGGAAGACGATATCACTGTTAGAAAGCACAAGGACAAAGACATGCTTGCACAGTTTGACTTACTCACATCGAAGCTGAGAAAAATATTAAAGGTGGAGGGAAGATAATGGCGGAGAATTGCAATGAATGTAGTATCGCATGGATACGTGGAAGTGACTATGCTGAGGTATCGGCATACAACGGAAGTACTTTAAAGAATCGAACACTTAAACTGAAAGAAGAAAACCCGGAAGATGTAAAGGTTATCGCAATTAACAAAGATGGCTCGATTTTCGCTCATGTTCCGAGAAAATACGTGCCAAATTTACGTGCCCCGAGAAAGCTGACAGAAGAGCAGAGGGCAGAACTGGTTGAGCGAGGAAAGAACATGTCGAAATGGAAAGTAACTGATGTAGAAGAAACGCCAGATTTCGATTTTGACGATGAGGATGAAGAAATCCTCGATGGTGAAGATAAAATCGGTTTTTAGGAGAAAAAATGAGAGTAGATGTTCAGATGAGGAATAATGCCATAACGATTCAAGAATTGAGAGCGTATCTGGCAGAAAGGTACGGGATCCGCAAAGGGAATCGCATTAAGTACACAGAACGCGGAGAGGAAAAAGTGGAACACATTTACGAGGTCGATGCGATTTATCCGCATTGTGTGTTGCTGCGAGATATTTTCGATAACACAAGGATTTGTCCATGTTACGGAAAATTAAGAATGATGTTGAATGAAATCGAGTAAATATGAAGATGGTTAAAAGAAAGGAATAACACTTATCCTCGTGAAACGAGGTTGTATTTAATCAAGCAAAAAAACAATTAATTAAAAAAGAAAGGAGCCAGCCTCCGGCCGGGGCAAGGGTATACCGGGCTTCTTAGAAAAAAATGAATTTAAAATGTGAAATATATCGTGATTCTATGCAGAATTATAAAAAATATGCAATTCCAAGAGCACAACTTGTAATTGCGGATGTACCTTACAATGTTGGAAACAACTTTTATGGCAGTAATCCAATGTGGTACACGGGCGGAGATAATAAGAATGGTGAAAGTAAATTAGCCGGAAAAGCAGCTTTCAACTCAGATTTCAATTTCAATCTGTATGAATATTTTCACTTCTGTTCAAAAATGTTGAGAAAAGAGCCTAAAAAGGCAGGCGCAAGAGGAAGAAGTTCAGATGCACCATGCATGATCGTATTTTGTTCGTTTGAGCAAATACAAACGCTGATCAATGCGGCCGCGAAACATGGATTCGTTCACTACATACCGCTTGTGTTCATTAAAAATTACAGCCCACAGGTACTAAAAGCTAACATGCGTGTGGTAGGGGCTACAGAATACGCACTTGTGTTTTACCGAAATAAACTTCCAAAGTTCAGAAATGGAGCACAGACGGATGAAAACGGAAAGACTATTCGCGGTACTGGAAAGATGGTTTTTAACTGGTTTCAGTGGGAAAAAGACGGAAAGGATATTCCTAAAATTCATCCCGCACAAAAACCAGTAGCCGTTCTGAAAAGATTAATCGAAATATTTACCGATCCTGGCGATGTAGTGATTGACCCATGCTGCGGAAGTGGCAGCACATTGAGAGCAGCCATGGAACTTGGAAGAAGCGCATATGGATTTGAAATTGATAGAAATTTTTATCAGAGAGCTAAAGATGAAATGATTGTTTTAGAAAGAAATCCGCAAATGAATATCAAAGATTTTATTTAGAAACCATGGAGGACTGCACAATAGCGTGACAGTTGCTTACATGTGGAAAGTGAGGATGGAAAATGGATAAATTAAAACCTTGTCCGTTTTGCGGAGGAAAGGCAGAAATGCTGGTTAACGAATACGATGATTCAAGAAAAGAATATCTTGTAGCTTGTACAGAATGTGATGGAATGGTTGAACGCTGGAGAGAAACAGAGGAAGAAGCTGTAGAGCAGTGGAATCGAAGAGTAAATGACAAGGAGGACACAAAATGTTAATCAGAAGTCAGGATAAAGAGATATTAGTTAATTTTAATGTATCAGCTGGTATTGAAATTGAAGAAGGGCCTGTAAGAACAGTTATAACATCATACATCACCGGGTGCAGCTATTTACTCGGAGAGTATTCCACCAAAGAAAAAGCCATGAAAGTACTGGATATGATTCAGGAAGCCTATACAAATGGACATATTGATTATCAGATACCAGCGGATAGTGAGGTGTAAGAATGAGTCATATCAAAGATAGATTAAAGCAGTACAAGGATAAATATTCGGACTGCTACAAATACGCTGGGCTGTATGTCAAAGTTATTCAAGATATGATTGAGCAGCTTCTGAATGATCTTGAACAGGACGAGAAAGAAAATGGTTGGATTTCGGCCGGCGAGAGATTGCCGGAAGCAAGCGGCACGTATCAAGTGACTTGCATGGACGGAAGAATATATCGTTCAACCTATGCGAAATTTCAAAGCAAGTTGAAACGCTGGGAGCTAACTGGTGCTAGGTCATATTGGAAAGTCACAGCATGGCAACCACTTCCAGCACCGTATAAGGAGGGCTGAACATGGTAAAAATAACACAATGCCAAGGTAAGGGGCAAGGAACCTGTAAGAGATGCAATGACAAGGGAATCTGGAACAGAGAATGGATGTGTTTCCTATACAGAATAGAAGGACTTGAAGGTTGTTACTGTAGAGAATGTGTAAAGGAAATAATGCGTGAGGAGGAAAAATCATGATCACATTCATATTAGGATTCACCCTTGGAATCATAGTCGGAGTAACTGGTCTTGTGTGCGTGGCAATCATGTACGACAAACACCACCCGGACGATTAGAAAGGAGCAACAGTATGCTGACAAGGAATAAAAAGCTGAAAGACTACGGTATTCCGGCAGAAGACATTGAAAAACTGAATACGATGCTGAAAGACTTCCCGGCAGAGTACGGATACCTGCTTTCCA